GATCCGATAGCGGTTGACCTCCTGCCAGTTCAGGGCGTTACCCGGATCGTTGCCGTAGAATACAAGAATCCAGCCAGACGACATGAAGAACGCAATCAGATCGAGAACACCGTTGCCGCCATCATGGCTATAGGTGGCGATGTTGACCAGATTTCCACCGTTCGGCGAGAACGCCGCGAGGTCGTAGAAGGCAAGTGCTCCAGAGATCGAGTTCAGCGGAGCATACCAGAACCCGGTCGAGTTGTTCTGCCAGAAGAACAGCCGCTGCTGATATTGCTTGACGCCAACCAGTGTCGACAGCGTGACGCCCGTGAACGTGGAATTTGTGAGCGTTGCCCCATCGAAGACCTGCATCGTATCGGAGCCGTTGCAGAAGAACAGTCGCGAAAGGAACTGCTCGGTCTGCCACGCGTCGTTGGTGAACGGGCCCGGACTCGGTCCAAACCCTGATGAGAAGCCAGAGGAAAACCCTGAGGAGACCGCAGCCACGCCGCCGCCTGAAGTGATATCCCAGATCGAACCTGATGCCGCAGCTAAAAATCTTCGAATTGATCCCGCATTGTATTCTGCCAGCGTCTTGACCGCACCGGAGCCTAGACTATTGGCATAGACCGTGTAGCCGTTGCGCAGGTTGAGGCCGCTCGTGTCGGGATACCAGTTGTCGAGCTGTACCGCGTCGAGCGGGTCCATCGCCGTCAGTGCGTCTCGGGTATTCCAGCCCTTGATGGGAGACGGCACGGAGGGAGGCGCTATCGCGACCGGCGCTGCAGCGATCTGCAGGCGCTGTTGACGGTTGAGACGGCGGGTCATGTACCGAGCACACCCCCAAAATTTGTCTCGGGCAAGTTCCATGGACCAATTAAAGTCAAACTATTGTTTGGCGTCAGATTTAGAATAGCCGCACCGCCATCCTTGCTCATCGCCTTCGAAACTTCATGCTCGTATTCGTCGAGCTCTTCCGAATAGCTCATGCCCTTGCGGCGAAGCACGCGCCAGAGCAAGCCGAGCTGGATCAGATATTCGTCGATGACTCCGGTGTCAGTGTCGGCCAGCCATGAGGACTGGAATACGCCTCCGGAGGACTGACACCATCCAGTTGAGACGTATTCAAAGACTAACTGTGCGCCATTGTCGGTCGGCACCGGATCGATCGATAGGATTGTGGTCCCGGTCGGTGAGCGCCGGAAGCGAAACCGCCGTTGGATAGAGGCCCGGCCGATCACCGATGACTTATAGAGCTGCCATTGCTGCGGCGAGAGCGGCCCGCGCATCGACCAGAACCGCGAACGATCCCAGAACGTGTTGTCGACCGGAGTTTTGTAATCGGACGGCAGCACATAGTCACTCTGTCCGAGTAGGAACTGTCCCGCCCCGGTCTGCGTTGCTGGTAGCGACAGCGTCACGGTCGAGTTCGGATCGGCGTTCGTCACCGCGGTAATCAGCGAATTGTTGCGCACGCCTGTTCCGAAGGCATACCAGCCGCTGGATGTCACCGGATTGGCAGGTGCCGCGATCGTCACGCTTCCGCTCAACGTCAGACCTGAGATCACCGCAACCCCGCCAGCCCCGGAATTGGCGATCGTGCCGGCCTGCTGCGGTAGCGAAGATGTCGTGAAATCGTATTCCCTGACCTGATCAACCCAGCCGAAATCAGGCTTTCGTGCCAGTTCTTCCCCAGCCTTAATGGCGAGGTAATAGAGCAGCGTTGCGGTCTCGTCCTGCCCGACGCTCGCGACGATCGCGGACGGAAGCGCGAGCGGAATAGAGGCTGCGACGGATTGGCAGATCGTGAGCAAACTCATGCTTCAATCCACCGGAAGGCCGGCGGCGCAACGGACCAACCATTGCCGCGCCAGATCGAACTGTATGATAGGATCATACGCGCCATCGTTGATGCCCCAGCCGATAATCACGGGATGTGCCCGCTCTCGCGGCATGATCGCGAACAATCCATCAACGTCACCATAGTTGCCGGCCTCGATACGATCAGCAAGCGCGCGGAGCTGTGCCGGGATTTCAGCAAGCGTCGGACCTTCGCGCAGCGGCACGACCTTGAGATCGGCGGTCACTTCCGGTCCTTCGCGTCGAGCCGCTTCGTCAAATCCTTCGCGTGCTTGTTTGCGGTCGCTATCGCCACGCCTTCGTCAACGCCGGCCTTGACCATGGCGGTTGCCTGTTTAGCAGCCTTGTTCGCCTGCGGCTTAGTCAGGCTGTGGTTGTGCTTGGCCTTGAAGGATTTTCCGGACCACGGCATGGCTATTTGTCCCGCTTTGCGAGCCGGCTTTCGAGTTTTTCACCCAAAACCCGGTTCGCCTTGGCGTCTATCTTGGCCTCCTCAGACTTGGACATGCGACCGGCATTGACCGCCTGTGTGGCGCGCGCCTTGGCGTTTGCGGCGTGAGATTTATCGGGAACCGGAAAAGAGCGGTTCGGCCCGGCGAATTTTCCCGCCGGCAGGGCGTTGCGGCCTTTTGACGTCAGCTTGCTCATGGCTCAATTCCTCGTCGAGATCAGCTTCGGTTTGCCCTTGGCTTCGAGCTTGTCGATCCGGTGATCCAGCGCAACGACAAGGTCGGTCAGCGATGCAATCTGGTCCTGCATGCCTTCCATGGCCTTCAGGAGGTTGCCAATTGCGGCCATCTCGTCTGAGTTCTCAGCCACCTTGCGGAGCCCGAGAACGGTTGGCGCCGGTGCGCCAAGCCCGGGAAGGGCTTTGCTCACGCCGCATCTCCTGCCGCTCGGGCCGCAAGCTCGGCATTGGACGGACGGCCGCGCCGACGCGGCTCGGGAAGATTGGCAAGACTGGACTGGCCGACAGGTTCCATGGGCTGGGCCTGCTGTGCCACCCCGACCGGATCATGCTGGCCTGGGACATAGGTTGCGATGGCGGATGGCGCGTTCTGCATGGCGATGACCTGGCTGGACAGTTTTTCGGCCAGCGCTGACAGATTGGCGATCTTCTCGTTCTGCTCGGCAATCGTCCGCTCAAGGCGCTCGTTCGCCGCCGTGGTCTGCGTCAGAAGCGCTGCCGCCTTCTCATCATCGAGATATGTTTCGGCCAGCTGCTTCAGCCGCCGTCCCATCATCGGGATTTTCTGCATGGCAAGGTCGCTCATCGCCGCGACCTGCTCGACGGTCTGGAAACCGAGATATTTCAGTTCCAGCACCATTTCACGCTTAAGGACCGGCCATTGCTCGAGCGGGATGCCGTCGACCGACATTTCCTGACCGGCCTTGAAGCGCTTGTACTCCTCCGGCCAGCGCTCGATATGCTCCTGATTGACCTTCTCGACCGGCTTCGTGAGCTGCGAGATGCCAGGCATGATGATCTCGACCCGCTCCTCAGCCTTGAAGATGTCGCGGCCCTGCTGTGCCGTAGCGAGATGGTCCTTCACTGAATCGGTGAAAAACCTCGGATAGGTGTTCGATGACGGCGCACCCTGCGTGCGGGTGTAGGAGCCTTGCTTAAGTTCGCTCATGTTCATGTTTCTCCTTTTCTTTGTTGAATACTGCTCTCAGGTCTGCCCCGATCGTATCGTCGGGCTTCATGAGCAGATTTGCGCGTTCAATTTCTTTGGCAAATTCGTCATCTAGAGATAAATCATGGCCGTTCGGAATCACCGGATTATAAAGACGCGACCGAATCCAAAGTCGTAGCCTCAAGATCCATGACGTTCTCGATTTGAACGCAGCATATTCCTTGGGCCAACGAACTCGATGAGCGTCTGTAACAACGAAAGCGGGCGCCAACGCGCCAAAGCAAACATTTGGATAGAGAAATTGGACGCGCTCCTCTACCCAGAATCTCGGTTTGCGACCTAGAACGTCGTCTTGATCTGTCGCATGAAATACGAAAAATCTTGGAGTAACTGAATCGACAAATTCACCACCGATCGCGCTATAGCTGCCATATCGGTAGTAATTTCCCTGTTTGAGTTCTCTCATTTAGTCACTCTTCGGCTGGATTGGTCGGCTCCATGACGTTCATGTCGTCGAGTTCCTCATCCGCTGAGATGATCTTGGTCTCTTCGACGTAGTCAGGCTTCGACGCCTCAGTGGGATTGACCCAAAATGGCGGCGTTTCCGACACGGGTGTCTCGACCTTTGCCGGCTCTTCGGTCGCCGCCGCAGCTTCGCGCATGTCCGCCGTGTGCTTCGCGTGGAGATAGCTCTGGTATGCGTCAGGATGGTTGCGGATGTCGGTCTCGGTAGCCAGCCCGTGATACTCTCCGCCGAGCGCCGGCGCGCGGAGCATGAATTTCCCGGTCTCTGGATGATCGTAGAAATCGGCCATGGCTGCTCCTTATGCGCTGAGGTTGACGAACCACGTCAAACCGTTCGAAATCGCGATCGCCGATTTCGCGTTTGTGACGGAGAACGACGCATTCACGGTTCCTCCGTTGATGTTCCCGCCGACCGGCGGATACAGCAACAGCGGATTGGCGCCGCCGTTGACGATCAAATACATTCCGGGTGCTCCGAGTATCGCGCCGGTGTTCGAGCCGACAGTGCCGAATACCGAGAAATTCGATGTCAGCGCGAGTGCTGTTCCTTGCGTGGTGCCGGTTGCTGTCAAAGCAGCGCTTGCCGGATCTTGAGCGAGAAGATTGGCTTGCAAAGCAGTCAAGCCGCTGCTCATGAGTTCAGATTTCAGAGGCATTTCAGTTCTCCATTGCCTTGAGCCAGCGCTGCCAGGCGGTTTCGAGTACGTCGATCGTGTCGCGCTTCCACACGGTCAACTGATGCTTTCCCAGCCAAGGGAAGGATTCGGGAGGCGTGATGCCGCCGAACCGTTGCCACCAGCTTTCACCCATTGAGACCGGCCGGAGCGGGTCTATCTCGGCCGATGGCTTGATTTCGATGAATGGCCAGTCCGAGAACTGCAGCAGCTCTGCCGGGCCGTTGGCGACGATCATGTTGCACTTCGCAGCGGAATAGAGCGCGGCGCGGGTGATCAGGTCCAGCGAGGCTTCCGGATAGGTGGCAAAGTCATCAAGCGGCTCATGCGCCTTGGCGGTGTCGCGCACGAAGACGACGTTATGCCCTTCATCGCGGCGCCGACGCGCGAATTCCAGCCACGCATTGATATTCGAGTTTCGCTCCGGAGAATAGCGTGTCTCGCGCAGCGTGATCACGATCGGGTCACTGAGATGACGGGTATACAGCCGCCGTAGCACATGCATGCGAGCGGCCATGGGAACTTCGACCTTCGGCACCTCTTCCCCGGTCTTGAATCCGTCCGTGATCGGCCGATACCAGTAATGATATTGCCGGCCATGGATCGCACCGGGCTCTTCCTTGGCGCCGAACAAGGCAAGAGCAGGCCGCATCACCTTATCCATGATTTGGCGCTTCTCGGGCAGGTTCTGAACGTCGCCCTTCCGGAAACCCTCGTCAGTTCCGTCGACAAAGGCGACCAGCAACGGGGCCGGTGCACCGCGGCGCCGACGATCCATCTCCGCATTCACCAGCCATGTGATGAAATCGAAGCTCGCCGGCACCTTGGAGAGATCACAGGTCGCTGCGTTATCGGGCCATGCCGAAATCATCTCCCGGGCGATGGTCGGCAACAGCCCATCGCCGTGAACCGTGATGGTGCAGCCGAATTCGGCCAGCATGCCAGAGAAGCGCGTGAACGCTTCGGCCTGCTTGAACATGGCAAACGAGCAGTTGAACTTGCGGCCGGCGCAGATAATGCCTAGGCGCTTGGATTCGGCCTTGTTCTTCTCCTGGTCATAGGCATGCGCCCGGCCGTCGTCGCTATCCGACGAGTCGTAGCCGTAGAGATGCAGCATCCGATAGCCCAGCGCGGTTGCGGCCGAGATCGCGACCAGCCCCACCGTGATCATGCCGCCAACCAGAACGATATTCCGTCCCTTGTTCCGGCTGTTGGACAGGCATTCGTTCAGATCCGGGTGCGGCTGGTGAAACATGGTCACGTCGGCACCGCGCTCGACCAGATAATCAAATAGCGACGGGTCGCACATCGATGACAGCAGATAGCGCTTGGCGTGCAGCCCATCGAGGAAGGCGACATTCCCCGGCCGCGCATCGCAGATCACCTGATAGTCGACCTCGATGCCGTGATCAGAGAGATATTTGGCAGAGCCGTTCAGCGCGAATATCTTTTGGCCGTAATTCTTCCGTTCGGCTATTTCGTATAGCTGGAGCTCGACCGACGTCCCGCCGCCGACCATCACGGCATGACCTTCATGCGGGCCGGTCAGATTGAGCCACGGCACATCGGTGCGGGCTCCGTTCGCGGTCATATTGCGCAGGTGCGTCGCAATCGTCGAGTTTTGCAATGCGTCTACCTGCATCTGCCATTCAGGGATCTCAACTTCCGTGATCCCATCTTCAAGCATAGCGGCGCGAATTACCTTCTGCTCGTCGAACTCGATTGCTACCGAAATTTCGGCATTTTCTCGCTCAGGCGACCACAGCATATTTCCTGCATCTTTAATCTTAGGAAGAAGATTCATTATCTCACCAAAACGCCAGTGAAAGTGAGCGTACTGAAATCATTGTTGGTGTTCTGCTGGATCTCGTCGTCAACGCTGACCATACCCTCAAAATATGAATCAATGGATGTGTTTCCAGGATCTGTGATGCGGACGATCACATCACCAACTTTTACGCCAACTACACTGATCGCTCCTGACGTGGCTCGTCCTGAGAACGTCACTTTCATGACGGTAGTAGATGAAAATGTTGACATCTCGCTTCCTTATAAAAGAGCGGTGCCCAGTTTTTGCTGGGCACCGCCAAGATCCTCAGATGATCTGCCCCTGCGAGAACGGACGCTGCATAACCGCAGTGATCGTCGAAGTCGCCGACGCCACCGTGGCCGCATTGACCGAACGGAGGTTCATGATCTCCTTTGTGGAGCCCAACAGGCTGGTGACCCGGCCCGCCGTGACACCGCTCAAGTAGAGCGGAACGCTCGGCGAGACCGAGACGGCACCCTTCTTGATGACGGCACAGCCAGCGATCTGGTACCAGCCATAATAGCCGGATACACAAGCCGCCATCGCAACCGCCAGCGGCTGATTGCCGCTCGCGCCAACGCCAGTCGCCGTCGTCGAGGACAGCGTCGTCGTGCCGTTCACCGGATCATATGTGACCAGCGAGCCGACAAGAGTCGACGCCACGCCCTTCAGATAGATGAACTCCCCGCCGCCGAACGTCGGGTCGATCGCTCTCACGATCTCGCCAATGGTATGCTGCGGGTTGAACACGGTCGACTGACCGGGCTGGTAGAGCGTGTTGATCGCGACGGTCGCACCGATCGGCTGGACGCCGAGACGGTTTTCAGTGGGATTGTATGCCATGTGTCATGCCCTCCCTTACGCGCCCATCACGCCTTGCAGGAAACGATTCGCCATGGCGATGTTCCCGGCAAAGCCGATCAGTTTCACCATCGCGTCCTGATTGACGCTGAACCGATCCGGGTCCAGCGGCACGCAATCGCGATCCTTGTGGGGTCGGTAGTAGATGTACTCGGTGTTCAGCATGAACATGCTGTTGGTCGGAGCACCGGAGCCCGAAAGCCACGATCCACCGTTACCCAGCACGCTCACATTGCCGGAGCTGTTGCCCTGGAAACCGCCGTCATAAACGACGTCAGCATCCATGAACTTCAGCGCCATGAACCCGGCCATCGCGCTCCGCTCATCCTGGATACGCTGAATCGCCTGAAGCGATTCCCAGTAATAACGGAAATACGTATTGTCCGCGATGATGAGGTCCGGACGATCCGCCTGTCGGGCCTGGTTGAGCCACATGCGGTTCATCATGGTCTGCATCGTCGCAGCGCCGGGCGTCAGGCCTTGGGCAGCGAACGAGAACGCGTTGTTCTGCCAGAAAGCCCAGATGCTCGAATCAATTCCGCCGATCACGCCGGAATTGTTGGTCGTCGAAACGAGCAGCTGCAGACCACCGATCTGCTTGCCGCCGTCGGCCGTGCCGTTGCTGTAGGCATCGTTGCTCAGATTGTTCTGGAACGTCCGTTCGGCATTGCCGATGCGGGATTCCAGCAGATCGAGCATCTTTTCTTTGCCCGAGTTCTGGAGCATTTCCAGACCCGAGATCGAAACAGCCACCGCAGCTTGCGCGATGGGGTATTGAGCCGCCGTAAAAACGTCTTGCGGCGTGATGTTGAGGATGTCGTCAGTTCTGTTCGCTGCACCGGCTCTTTATCCGGAGCATCAACCGCTCGCACGGTTGCTCAGACTATCTCTTCGCCTCACCGAGGCGTCGGGCGCTCGTGGTCGGGTTATTGTTGGGACTCACCGACTAGTCGTTAGAGCTTCCGCCAAACCAAAGGCCCTTGGCGGCTTGCTACGGGATTGCCTCAGAGAGGGTTTCCCCGTTTCACCCGATGTTTGCTCGTCGCTCACGCGGCGAGAGGACTACCGATTTCCAGAAATCCTGAGTAGCGCTTGTAGGTGCCATTCTCGCTATATTCAATTTCTTGAACAATAGCTTGGCCACCGTCGAAGGGCTTCACCTTGCCCTTCTGCGAAAGACGACGCAGAAGTGCGTTGTTCTTGGTCCTGATCTTAGCGCGCTGGCTCTTTATCCAGCGCCTGCATCTTCATGTTCGATGCAGAGGAGACTATCTCACCACCTGCTTTGCGTCGTGCGTTGGTCTTATTGCGACCTACGGTCAGATCAAGGAGCTTCTTTGCTCGAAACTCTGGATCTTGCCACAACGCTTTCAATCTCTCGGAGTTCTTCTTTCTCGTCGCTTCCGACGCCACGGTGCGCGCTGCGATTTCTCGCCGCAATGCACTATGCTCTGGCGTTGCCCTCGCGATATTCGCAAGTGCTTGGGACCTCTTCTTCATCTCTGGGTCCATCAAATGCTTTGCGATGGTGCGCCGCTCTTCTTTCGAGAGAGCCGCCCAACCGCGCCGCTGATGAACTGAAAGCGCCTGCCCATAAAGCTGAGCCTTGCGCGTGGGAATGAGATTGTAGCCCTTCGCCTCGTCGTCGGACGAGTAGTGATCTATCCACCATTGTTCCCGAACAAGCCGCTCGTCTTTTCCGCATTCTTCGATGACGCCGAACTCAAATGCGTCAGCGCCATGCAGCGTAAAAGATCGTTGCAAGAACTCGTTGGGATGCACGCCGCGCAAAAGATGGCTGCGGTGCTTGTTGAGCCGTGCCCGCATAGTTACGGACGATCCAACATACACCTTGCCGTTAACGCGGTTTTTGATGAAATAAACTCCAGATATCATCGCAGATGCCGGGCGCTCGTGGGTGGATTATTCTTTCGTCACCACCTAGTCGTTACGCCTTCTATCGCCCTCGTTCAACTCACGAGTGAGTCAAAACTACATCGATAGCTTGGCACGGGATTGGGATTCTCACCGTCCCCCGTTTCACCCGGTTTTACAACGTCCACTCAATTAAACGTTGTCGGCCAGCTTCCGCGAACGATTGAACAACGTCGTCGTGGTGATTTCTGACCAATTGGTATTCGGGACTGCCACTGATTTTTCTCCTGTCAATGGCGTGTGAAGTGATGGGAGTTTGCGTTAGCCGAGTTCGGCCGCCGCTTCCTCCAGCTGTTCGCGCAATGATTGTTCGCCGCGGATCGGTGCAGACGCCTGGCCGGAGCCTGGGGCTCCAGTGACGCTGGATCCTGCGCGACGTGCGCTTGCCGCTTTGGCCCTGGCCTCTTCTGCAAGCCTCGTCTGCTCGGCAGCTTTTTGGCTGGCCAGCATGGCGGCTCGCGTCGAGGGGTTTGCCCAGACGGCAGTTTCATAGAGTTCCGCCAAGGGAGGAATCGGCTGCTTGCTGGCCACGTATGAGGAGGCGAGTGCGACCATTGCTGGCTCGACCTCCTCATAGAACGGGTGCTTCAGCTCGCCGGCTTCGTTGGCTTCGCTCTTGAATTTGGTAATATCGGCCTCAACAGCGGCTTCGCGCTCCTGGGCCGTTCGAATGGTGGCGTTGCGCTTCTCGCTGTCCTGTGCGTCGAGGCGAGCGCGGAGCTGCTGCAGCTCAGTGGCCAGCTCTGGCGGCAGCGCGATCGGTTGCGCTCCGGCGGCTGCCTGATCGGTCTTGGCCGGCTCAGTGGCGGGTTGAGCGGTCCCGGTGGACGTAAACCCCAATGCCTGCGCAAGCTGGGCCTTGTCGATATTGTAGCCCTTGATCATGCCGGCGATGACGTCGACGCCGCGGCCGTTGGCCAGCGCGGTTTCGACATTCGCCCATGCGCGGATGGTGGCGGCCGGCGTCAGGCCTTTGGCCTTCAGCGTCTCGAGATGCGGCTTGAACATCTCGTCGATCGGGCCGAATTCCTTCTGAAGGCTGGCCAGCGCCTCGGATTTCTTGGTGAATCCGGCTTCCATGTCCTTGTAGCGGCGCAGCAGGAACGCTTGCGCATCCGGCGGCTGAAGCTTGAACATGGCCTTGTCGGAGGCGGACCAGTTAGCGGGCGGCTCCTTGCTGTCAGTGGCCTTGGCGTCGGGCTGCTTGTCGTCGGCCTTGGGCTCTTCGGCCTTGACCTCGGTTTTGTCGTCCTTGGCCTTGGCTTCCGGCTTTTCCTTGTCGTCGGCCTTCGGTTCGGTCTCTTCCTTCTTGGCGAACTTGCCGTCCTTGGCGCGTGCGCGGTCGCTTTCCTTCGGCTCTGGTTCGGTTGCGGCTGGTTCAACCGGATCGGCCGCAGCCGGCTTGACGTCAGCGGCGGGCGCCTCAGTTGCCGGCGTCATCGCCTCATCGAACGAGGCAGACAGGATCGAGCGGAGGTCGTCGGCGGGAGCTTTATCGTCAGACATTGGTCACCGGGTTTTCGAACGTAATCTTTGATTTATTCCATTTCCAGTGGTTTCGCCCGTAGACGAGCCAAAGGGCTATATTCATCGGAAGCAAGCCCCAAGCGCCAACAGACACGATCCAGATCAGCCAAAGGAGTTGATTGACGAGACCGATAGCCCATGCATCTCGATGCTTGTTTCCAGCAAGGACGGTCATCCATACTGTGATTGCTGACAGAAGCCATGGTAGATAAGTCCTAATCACCGCCGATTCCTCTCCGCAAACGCACGCGCCGCGTCCGCGCCGGTGTTGCTGCCATACTCGCCCCGGGCACGCTTGATGTCGTCAACACGGCTTTCCTGCATCTGGCGCTGGGTCGGGCGGTCGTCATAGATCCTGGGCGTTTCGTTGCCGGTCTCGACGTAGCCGTTGCGGCGCAAGTAGTCGCGGTGCTGGCTGCGCGAGGAGATGAATGGCCGCTTGCCGCCGCATGCGATGTCGGCGCCCATGGCGCGGTATCCTTCGATGTCCTTGATCAGCGCCGGGCCCTTCGGCTTCTCCTCCTCGAAGAAGTTCGAGCGGTCGCCGCCGACCTCGTACATCATGTCGAGTTCTTTGTCGTAGCGGTAGCGTGGCATCAGGTCACCTTGTCCGGTGGGTTGGTCTGCACATGGTTCATGATCTTGGTGGCGATATGCCGGCGCCGCGCTTCCTTGTTCATCGGGCCAACTCCGGTCTTGGGAAACTCGTCAAGATGGACTTGAACCGTGTAGCGTGAGCCGTCGTGATGCTCATAGGTGTAGGTGCAAACGCCGGTCTGCTTGTCGTAGGAGGTGGCGACGATCTGGTCGTCTAGGTTGATGGCGGTCATGCGTCGATCTTCCGCAATTCGTTCTGGTGGCAGATTTTCGGGTTGTCCGAGCCATCATCCCAGACCGTTTCCATCCAGCCCGGCCGGGCCAGCAGCGTGGCAACGACGCCCTTGCCGGGGCGACCTCGCATATAGATGCGGTCGCCGACCTTCGTGGGGCAGTCTTTTGGCGTCTTGGCCATCAGGCCGCTGCGACGAGTTTCACTGGCTCGTCCGGCTTCGGAGTGATGCCGGACTTGGCATATTCCTCGAGCTGTGTAGCCTGCCGAATGATGTCGTCGGCTGGCCGCCAAAGGCCGCCCAAGCTCTTCAACGTTGCCTCAACAGCCCACACGCGCAGTTCCTGCTCAGTCATGCTTGCCTCCGTTGGTTTTCACTGCAGTCCCTCAGCTTCCATCATCGAACAATCCGAAGCGGCTGACGACGCTTTCGACGCACAGGTTCAATTGGTCCAATAAATTCCCTGTTTCGCTGCAATGCATTTCCCACATATCTGCGATCGAGATAGCGCGTAATCCGTGGCGTCGCAGCCAAAAGACCGCAGGTTCCAAGCAACACAGAAAGCATAAGTATTTCGATCGTATTCACTACTGCAGCCCCTCCGCTTCCCGCGCCATGATCGAAGCGCCCTTCACATCCCGATAGGCGCGAAGATCGGCCTGCTTGTTGATGTCGGCCGCCAGACGATCATGGTGCGTCTTGGCGTCAAGTGCGAGTTCTTCCGTCTTGATCCGCTCCTGGCTCGCGACCTGCGCCAGCTTCACCGCGTTGCTCTGCTGCGCGATCTTCTCGCGGCTTTGCGTGTCTGCGGCGCGCTGTTGCAGGGCTTGCGGCGTATCGGGCCCCGAAGCGCCCTTGCCGCCATCCTTCGGCGGCATTGGCGGCATGCCCTTGAGCGCGTCGAATGCCTTGGTGACGGATTCCTCCAGCGCGCGAGCAACCTTGAATGGCCGCATGACAAACAATGTCATTTTCTCGCCGAGGTCGGCAAGCGCCGGGTTACCCATGCACACCGGAATGATCTGCTCGAGGAACGGCACGAACTGCTGCATGAAACCGGTGCGCTGCGCCTGCTCCGCCTCAACGTCAGGCTCGATCGTGGAATCCGCCTCGATGTCTATCCGGAACCCGTGGATGCCATCCCGCTTGATCAGCGCCACCGCGTCGTCGAATTTCTTCTGTGCGGCTTGGTTGGCCTGCTGGATGGCTTGCACCGCCTGCTGCATCTGCTGCCATTGCGCGAATTGCGGGTTTGGCACCATCTGCATCTGCGGCATAACCATCGGAAGCTGCGGTTGGGCATTTCCCGCCGGTGCGCCACCATTCAAGCCCGTTGGGGAGGACACAGCGGGCTGCGGCGGCGCGCCGGCGGGCCCAGCAGCCGGCTCACCTGTCGCAGGATTGGACGCTGGGATGGGCGCCGGGATCATCTGCGACGGTGCCGGCGGCAATTGCGGCACCGGCTTGAGCTGAGACTGCGGGAAACCGGTAATCATCGAAATCGTCTTGGCCGAGAAATGCTCGGCGATCACAGCGCCTTTCAGTTTGAGCAGGTTACAGGCAAAATCCGCAACATCCTTTTGTTTCGGCGCAATACGCCGGGTCGCAAAACGGGCCTTTAGATCCTGTGCCCCTTTGGTTTCGACGGGGCTGGTCTGGCCGCGGAGAATATCGCTCATCCCGGTCAGCTCGTAGAGGATCTGCTTGGTACGGTCCCGTGCGTTGTAAAGCTGAATCAAGCATTCCGCGATCTGCTGAATTGGCATCCATTGGATGATATCCTTTATGCCACCCTTGTCGACGAAGCGCTGCCAGTCATGAATCGGGATAAGGCGGTTCTCGGTGCCCTCATCGATCAACTGTTGAAGGGCGGCCTTTTCCTCACCGGGATAGAAGCCCTTGACCTGCAGCGCTCCGGTCAGCTTGTCGATGCGCGCCGTGACCTTGTCGAGTTCGCGGGCTTGGTCCTGATACTGGATGTAATCCGGCACCGGTATCCGCTTGTCGTTGGTCGAATTGGCCAAGAGCGGGTTTGGGTTCGGGAAAAACCCCGGCAGCTTCAAGGGGTCGTCGACCTTGTCGAGCACCAGATCAGGCGTGCCTGGCGCGATCCAGATCACCTTCAGCTGTTCCCGGTCCCAGTATTCGTGAACGCAGGCCTTCTTGTAGAGATCGCTGGGGATGTTGGTCTTTGACGATTCGGTCATGCCCTTGGGCTCGTAGTCGAGATTGACCAGCTTGCCCTTTTTCTTGCCAAACCGCGCGATCAGCTTGTCGCGCGACAGATAGGCTTTATATCGTACCCACGGCACCTCATCCCATTGCCGGGCCGGTCCCTCGCGATAGTCTTCCCAGAACAGGTATTTAGCTATTGCCTCTTCGTAGACGACTTCGCGGGCCGGTTCTTCCTGATCGGCGTCGGGGCTTTCCGCCTCGATGCGCGAGGTATCCTCGCCCTCATCGCCTTCGGAGGTAACATTGACGCCGGCCGCGTCGTCCTCCTCGTAGTCGTCGCTGGCTTCTTGGTCCTTGCCTTCCGGTGTGACGATCGGGTCACCGTAATGCGGCACGTAGAGCACGCGCGCCACGGCGCGGCCCGGCAGCAGGCGATCCTCGACCACAGCCTTCATCACGCTATCGAAGTGATGCTCGTGTGCATCGCATGAATATTCAATGCAGCGCTGCATCAGTTCCGCGGCGAATAGCCCGATCGGATCGTCGTCTCCGAAAGTGCGGCGAACGTCAGGCTTCGGCGTCCTGGCGTATAGCGTCGGCTTCAGCGTCTCGACATTGGACCAGAGCACGTTGAACCGGTGCGTAGTGTCCATCGATTCCGGGCGCTCGTCGCGATAGCGCTTGACGATCTCCCGGGCTTTCTTGATCCACTTGCGTTCTTCTTTTTCGGCGACCTTCTCTTGGCCCATCCAGTAGGCATAGACCGCCGCGTCATCGTTGGGCTTGCCGAGGTCGTCGCGCGTCTCGATGCGCTGGCCAATGTCGGCAGTATCAACCATTGAACAGTGCCGTTAAGCCGTCTGAGGCACCGGTTCCTTCGCGATAGACGACGCGATCGAAACTTTCGCGCAGGCTGGCCGCGAAGATTTGTTCGGCGGCATCAATGCGCCGCTGCAACAATTCTGCTATCTCCGGCGTCATCTGACCGGTGCTGACCGCCTGTGCATAGGGCCATTGGATTGCAGGATCATCGAAAACGATCGGAACGCCACCCAGCGATAAGGAATGCATGACCTTCACCGGCATGATCGACGCCGCGCGAACGATCGCAGGCGCGGCGACGCCTAACGCGATCAGGCCGGTGATGAAGCCGCGGCGGGAGGATTCAATCATTTCGTTTTGCTTCTTCGCGCGCAAGCTTGGCAAGCTCTTGACGTGTCGGCGATTTCAGCTCCATGACCACATGGCCGCCTTCTGCGTAAATCTCTAGCGTGTCACGCATCGAATACCACTTGCGATTTAGATCGTGATGACGGCCCTTGCTATCAATGTGCATCAATCACCCATCACCACAGCCACGCCGCAGAGCAGGAAATTCGGCAATGGTGCCTTATCGCTCGCGAGCAGTGGCCAGCCGCGCAACTCGAGCGCATGCCGCAGTTCGGCCTCGGCTTGATGCCAGAGCCTCGACTCGACCTCAAACGGCCGGTCAAGCATGTAATTCGGCTGCGAATAGATAGCGCGCTGAATCTGTGCCACGGCATCTGCCCGCACGATCTCGCGCTGCTCGCCGCCGCCGACCATCATTTTGCGCCCTTCTCCGGAACCTGCTTGCCGCCCTTCATGCTCGACTTGTCCACGGCCTTGTCGTGTGCCGTCTCCAGATCGCTCCGCAGTCCCTTCTTGCCCTCAGCCTCTTCGGCCTTGGCGTCGTGGTCGACCATGCCTTTGTGAAAGCGGATCGTCGCCGAATGCCGGTCTCCCTCCGGAGAAGAGCGCGTTTCGCTCTTCTCGACCGTTCCATGCCCGGTGAAATGCACACCGTCGCCTGACTTCAGGTCTCCGTTGAGCCCCATCTTGGTCAGGTGATGGTGATCGAGCTCGAACCTGGCACCGTCGTCCTCGGGCTGGACGTAGGGATCAACCCCTTCGCTTTTCCCGTAAGATGCCTTCTCTGCCTTGACGTCGGCTGCGGTACGGCGAAGATTTTTCATGTCGTTCCACCTTCACAGGGCGTGAAATAGACCTTCCCACCAGTCGCGGAGACGTTCACAGCTGCTACGCCAGTCACGCCACCCGGCGCCGGGTTCTGCAGCAGGATCGAAGCGCCAGCCGCAAGTGGGATATCGGTCACGGCTGCGGTAGGAGCTGCCTCAGTGGACACCCTGACGAAGACCAGCACGCTATTGCCGTTGGTCACCCGGATGTTGTTGGCCCAGTGCGTGGCACCGCTGATCGTGCTGTTGACGCTGGTCGTGTCAGCCGCTGTCGTGAGCGTCACACCGGCGCCCACCGTGGCACTGGCCTGGATCGGTGCGAGAGGAAGTCCGGTCATCAGGTACCGCCCTCCCCGGGCGTGAAATAGACATCGGCCGCCGTGGTCGCGCTCGACAGCACCGCTAGGCCAACAGTTCCCTGCTGCACCGGGTTCTCGACAATGACTGCAGTCCCCGCAGCGACCGGAATATCCGCAGCGGTTGCGGCCGGCGTAGCCTCACCGGAGAGCCTGACATAGGCCAGCACGGTCCCAGCATTGTAAACGCGGATATTGTTGGCCTGCTTCGTTGCGGTTAGTACAAGGGTTCCCGGCACGCTGGTCGGCGTGGCGTTGCCGGTCACCTTGACCGTGGCACCAGCGGTGGCGCTCGCCTGGAGTGCCGCAAACGGCAGGCCATATGACATGGTTACTCGGCCTTTGGTTTGACTGGCTCAGGCCGCACGAACTCCATCAGCTTCTGGGCCTCACCGATCAGCGTCTCCATCGTCACCCCGGTTCCGCCGTGGTGCTTGATGGCCTGCTCGATCGCCCACGTCCTCAACTGCTCTGCATTGTCCGTCATCTCAAATCCTCCGGTCTTTCTCTGCTGCGCGGCGCTTGCGCATGAGATCGCGCTGATAGGTCTTGCGGTCGAACGTGCCGCGCGGGGCGCGTGTCTTTTTGGCTTCTGACGGGCCGGGCGCTACTCCGGCTGGATCGGATTTACGCCCGGTTGTCGCGACCAGTTTGCCCGACCGATCCGAGGGGAACTCTGCGTGTCTGCTTTCCACGCCGCCGTCAGAACTCTTGAAGCCGAGGCCGCGGCAAACCCTGCCGCAAGCGCCTCCGCAAAATATGCAAATCGCCATGACGTTAGTCTAACACATCAGTTAGACTAACCATTCAGATTCTCCGGTCTGCCGTTCGCTTCGGGCTTGCCTTGGCCCACGCCTCGTCCATGGTCATTTCGTTGGTGCCGCGCATGGGCGCGATTGGCGGTGGCGTCTGGCGCGTGATCATATCGTCGAGCAGCTGGCCTATCAGTCCCAGCATGTCGACTTGGTCGTCATGCTTGCCGGCTGGGAAGCTCAGCAGCTCGCTCCTGAAATCCGGATACCAAGGCGCCGCGATCGGAACGTAAAGCCCATCCAGAGCCATACGGCCGCGAATAGATTGGGCCCGAACCGCCTTGTCTCCACGGGTCGGAAACTGCTGCCGATAGACGTAGGCGCGGCGTCGACGCATTTCCTTATCGATGAACGGGCCTAGTGCAGCCTTGATCTGCCCGGTTTCCTCCGCCCATCCGAGCGGCTTCCAAAGCTTCACCATGTCGCAGAGCGCATCGATCCAGACGTCGCCCTGAGATTGGCCGCGCCAGAGATCCAGCAGATACATCCGGTCATCAGGGTCGACGCCAACCACGCCATGAACCGTGTAGTCGCCTCCGCCCTCTGTCACGGCATAGTCCGAGGCGCCATAAACCGTGAGCGTCTCAAGCGCCGGCATCTTGGCATATGGCCTCAGCCAATCAGCCTTGAAATAATCGCCCTCTTCCGGAGCTGGCCGCTGCTGATAAAGCGCTGACCACATCATCGGCGAGACTTCGCGGCGACGCTTGCGGAGGAACTCCCCGTAATTGTACCCCGTGGGATCGTCCCAGAGATATTCGCCTTCTCTGCGCCCTACCGGATCAGCAGGGCCGGCAACGGCCTGAATATCAATGATCTTCCCGGATACGGTCCCAGCCCTAATGCGGGCTATTTCCCTTCCCGCGACATCCTCATCATGCCAGCGGGTGTTCATCAGGATTCGCTTGGCGCCAGGCTTCAGACGTCCGCAGAAGTCGTCGCAATACCAGTTCCAGCGCTTTTCGCGCACGGTCTCCGAATAAGCATCCTCCCGTGATCCGAATAGATCGTCACAGAGCCCGAGATCAGCCCGAAACCCAGATATGCCGACACCGGCGCCAACGCCGTAGTATTCACCACCGGTGATCAGCGACCACCGATCGCTCGCCGCATTGTCATTACTGACCGATATCCCGAGCGTCGGCCCATCCAACAGAATGTCGTTCCGGACCTTGCGGCCCCAGCGCTGGGCGAACTCCTGGCTGTGCGTTGCGGCAAGGATGCTGTTTTCAGGGAATCGGGCCAGATAATGCGGCGGGAACAAAACCGAGAGATACATGCTCTTGGCCGATCCCGGCGGAGCATGCAGCATCAGAACGTCTAGGCTTGGATCATCGAGGAAGCTCTCAACCTCATGACAGATCAGGCGATGGTGTCTGGCCGGCTCGAAACCCCTGAACCGCGCATACTCAATTAAGTTGCGACGGATCGACCGGCGCTTTAGTAGTTCCTTCGCCGCTTCTTGAGGCGATATTCGCAAGCTCATCGTCGGTCACATCACGAGCGCTCTTGAGGTTGATCTGGCCAGAATGCTGCACAGCGGAAAGCCTGGCATGGATGAACGGCGCCGCATCCCGAGCACACTCATGCGCCATCTGCCGGAGGCCAGCAGCCTGCTTCACCTTGGCCAGGAGCGCCTTGAACTGTTCCTCATGGCTCTGACCAAGAGCGCCGACCTGCTCCTCGTTCATGCTCTCGATGACAGCCTCGGCATCCAATGCCACCTGCTGGAAGTGCCTCATGTTCTCCAGCATGACGTCGAGCGGAGCCTTACCCTCAGCCAGTGCACGCTCAGCCGTCTCACGGGTGCGCTTTGTAACCGCTCCTGCGGGCCGTCCAGCACCGTTCCTCTTGCCACCACGCGCCATCTGATTATCTTTGATTAAGTTCGATTTTCTTGTGTCTTAGGTGTTGGCCGGGATGTCGGCCTGCAGCTTGGTTGCGGAGGTCTGCAGATCGGTGACGGTCGTGGCGAGCGCCGCGATGTCGTCGGCGCCGAGCGTTGCCCCTGCCGCAACCTGCCCTTCCAAGGTGCTGATTTGGTCACTCAGACCCTTGATCTGAGCGGAAAGCGCCTGGAGCGCGAGGTCGGCGGACTGCTCGAGCGAGGTGTTCAGCTTGACCTGATCCAACACCGACTGGACTTGTGCGGAAATCGTCATGAGGATGTCCTCTCGTTCGTTGTGGTGATGGATGTGGAAGTGGTGGTGCACTAGCGTGCCGTTTTCGGATTTTTATGGTTTTTAAGCCACATATTGAAATGATGTTCGTCACCATGGCCCGAAGCGGTATATGTTGACTGTATATCGCAGCCAATCACGCCATGATCCAAATCATATCGGCTAATTTCTGGAGCAAATATCTCGTCAAAATCAATATCAAGAACAGTTCCGAAACCGTTAACAATGAACCAGTTGGTAAGTAGATCTGGTCTCATCTTTCAATTTCCTGGCGATCCCCCTTGGCTTTCACCAAGGCCGTAAACGAGGGACGAATACGGGGCGGCGGCACGGGGAGGAGCGAGCCAGCCGGGACCAAACCACAAATCTCGCTTGCGATTATAGTCAGTTGCACTGATTTGGGGCGGGGGCAAGTTTTTCAGGAGTTGTGCACATTTTCCCGTAATCTTAACGCCAAACAGACCAGAGAATTGATCCGAGCAGCGCCAATAGCCATCCCAACCCCCAAAGGATAATTACCAGACGACCAGTGTCGCGCTGATATGTTCCGATGGCTCGTATATCCGTGATGATGTGATTCATCTTAGGAAGGAGATCGTCATTGATCTTATCAAGCTTCTGAGAGCATCGCTCAAAGGCGTCCATTGGAGTTCCTATTCTGCTATCTCATCGCCAGTCCGTAAATCACCGCCATGGTGTCGAGCGCGCCACGGAACCGCTTCCCGAAATAGTCCTCCCAGCTTCGGCCGGTCAGCCCGCGGGAACCGGCAATGGCCCGCATGGTCCAGCCAAACACCAGAACCTGATGCACGACCGCCGAGCCCTCGATCCCAAGCGCGGCCTCGATCTTGTTCAACCGGGCTACAATCCTCATGCGGGCCTCGGTGATAGGTTCAGGGAGTGCCCCGCCGTCAACATACTCCTTGCCAGGATCAATCGCTCTTGGGCCGTTCTCTGCCAATTCAAAGTCCTGTTGAAACATCCTGCCGGCTTGGTACTGCGCTTCAGAAATGGTTTTGCGCGCGTGCTGGTCGCCCAAGGGGTCGTCACGGGTCGACCTCATGACGACTAGCCGGGCGCCGCGCTCGAGCGGATCGTCGACCTCGATCGGGGCAACATGGCCGCCGATACCTCGGTTGAACTCAGTCGCGCGGCGATCGTGGATCTTGGCCGCTGCCGGATCGTAGGGCTTTTGGCGCTTAGGGCGGGTCATGGTGTTATTCCGAAAATGCTATGCAGTTGCCAACCAAGAACGATTCCAATCGCAAGAATCATGGTTCCCCAAAGACGGATGACGAGATCGAGAATTTCCTCATCACTCATTTTGTGCCTTTCCATTCGTGATAGTTCTTCAGCCATTCGCGGGATTTTTTGGCTTGAAAGCCAATCCATATTCCGCGTAATGCGCCCGCAAATCGTCCAAGCTCGGTGCCTTGAATGTTGGGCCGGGCCGAGGCTCGACCGGCGTCAGGCCAAAATTCTCGCCGTATTTTTCTTTCAGTTCGTCGTAGGTCGGAACCGGTTTATCCGGAGCTGGTAACGCCAGTTCATTTCGCTGGCCCCATGTTTCGAAGCGCTGCTTGTTTTGAATTTCAGCCACGCGCTTGTCGCAAGCATCAACGATTTCGGAGATGGTTGGCGGCCATTTGCAGCCGCGCTGAACGCCCGTGCGAGGATCCGAGACATGGACAATCACGTCGTTCGGATATTGCTCCAGCACCGCTCCAAGGCTCGCCATGTAGCCGTCCGGATCGCTATACTGATCGGTGCGGTATGCGGAGAAGATTATCCGCTGGCAACGCAGGATCAGGGTTTCCCTCGATTTCGAGCGTTGCAAGTCTTCGGTCGATTGCGCCGATGAGGCTTCCTGCCCGTGGATTGTCCTGAGTTTTTCCATTGTTCTGCGGTCCTCTCGCGTTCCGAATCCAGTTTCGCCAAGTCGCATCCCAGTCAAGCTTTGTCCCCCGCTGGCCAGGCTGAGCTTTCCAGTAGTCCTTGAATTTCAACAGTTCTTCGCTGACACGCGCGGCGCCGATCTTGCAGACAGCCTCGTTGAGATCGATCTGCGCAGGCGTCCAGTCCTCAGCCAGTCGGGCGCCGCGCTTGCGCGCGCTCTCTACTTTCTTCTCTGCTTCTGTATCTGTATCTGTATCTGTATCTGTATCTGGGGGCGTTTCTGAAACGTTTCGTTGTTGTTTCCTGAAACGTTTCACTCTCTCTGTTGAAACGTCCGACTTGTATTGACGACCGTTCCAATTGTGCGGCGCAAATCCAGTTTCAATCTTGTCTAGCAACGTTGCTTTGACGAGGGTGGAAATGATCTCCGTCGCCTTAGCCGCTGTCACGCGGAGTTGGATCGCGATATCGTCAAGCGCCGGAAGCGTGCCATTGTTTTTCGACGCCACGCAAAGCAGCGCGGTCCAGTACCAGCGCATAGCCTCTGGTAGCTTCAGAATCTTCGGATCATTGATCGTATCGTCGTAGAAGCGAAACCAGCGGCTCATGGATCAGATCATTCCCAGAGCATGCATATAGGTCTCCAGGACTGTCTCAGCTTCGCGCCTATCGTCTGGATCTTGCCGGCGCATCCTGACAATGGTGCGGAGCGCCTTCACGTCCCAGCCGCCGCTCTTGGCCTCGGTGTAGACGTCGCGGATGTCGTCTCCGATCGCCTTGCGGTCTTCCTCGAGCCGTTCGACGCGCTCGATGATCGACCGTAGCTGATCCTTGGAGAAGCTATTGTGGCCAGCGGCTGGCGCCGTTTGAAGTTCGCTCATGGGGTTCCTCGTTTTGTGAATATTCACGCAAGGCGACTGAAGCGCCGTCGATCAGGATGTTGCTGAGGTGCGCCTTTGATATTTCGAAGCGCTGGATTGGACCGTTCCCAACTTGGATATTAAGGACGAAGACACCCGGCGCTGGCGTGGTGAGATAGGCGATCTTGGCTTTGGTCATGTGTCCCTCTGTGGCTCGACGCAGGCGCAACCGCAAAGCCAGATGCAATGCGTCGACCATTGGCCGTGATGCGTGCCCTCAAGGCTCGGCAGCGCCATCCAACCCAAGAGCAGGTAGGACGGCACGCGATCGTGAATGATCCAGCGGTGAAGCGTCATTCCGCCGCCTCCTTGAACTTGTCGGTCTGATTGCCCCAGACGTCCCAGCCCTTACGCGGCGCGCGGGCGAACAGCTCAAGGTAAGGACCGGCCACCAGTTGCTCGATGCGGCCATGAACGCAGTCAGGCTTGCGGCTGTGCTCGCGGCGCGGCTCGACGATGGCTTGCTTGATCCCGGCGTCCCGACGCTTGGGAGAGCCCCGCGTGGCCAGCAAACACACCTCTGAATTGGACCGAGTCCAATACCCGAGCGTCATGTGCGGGTCGATATCGTCTTGGAACATCTCGATCTGTCTGGCGTGACCCTTCACCCAACAAAACCCGCATGTTTTGTATTCGAAGCCCCACGCCTCGATCGTGCGCAGCGACCATTGCAGGACAGGCCAGCAGGTCCACATGAACAGGACGCAATTGTCAGCGGCTAATTCTTCGACCGGCAGAGCGTTCAGATCCGCCTCGCGCATGACCTCATAAGCTGGTTCAGTCGCCCGAGACGGGTAGCTGAATTTCTTCTTCGGCGAAGGTGTCTTATTGGACCGTCCGGACCACCATGTTTGAAAGGCCCACGGCGGATCCGCGAGGATCGCCCCGTAATGACCGCGCTGCAGCCCATCGAACTGATCGCTCAAGCCGATCTCCTGTGTTTGCGCCGGCCGACTTCCTTGCGCAGCTCGGCCGTCATTTCATGTTTCAAAGCAGCCTCCAGCTCAGCGCGGCGAATGGAGCGCGGCGGCGCCAGGGCCGTGAGAGACTGGAGAAACGCGATCCGGTGAGGTCTTGGAAGGCGCCGCAGCCGGCGCAGCGTTGTGAAGATGTCCATTTCTCTTTGCCTTTGCCTTGGAGCGGGCTTTAGTCAGCATTCTAGCTTTGATTGACTCGCGCTTGGCCTCGTTAAGCCAATAGATGACGGTGGATGGGTTAAGTCCCGTGGCCCGCGAGATGGCTGCGTAGGTGAGCTTGGCCATCCGCAGCTCTACGATTGCCTCGCGGCGGGCTGCGCTGATGATGTGGCTCCGGTTGGCGCCGTAGAACATCGTTGCGGTGATATTGAATTTGGTGCAGATGGCGCGGACGATCCGGCTTTTATCGTCAACATTGTCCTCCGGTGCGGCAGGCGTGTCGGGCCCCTTTGCCGGCCTCTGCGCGCTTTCCCCTAACAGGATCTTGTCGACGTGGGCCGCATCATAAGCGATCGTCCAATCGTCTCGAGCCAAATCCTTGAACTTCTGGAACCCGTGCATGACCGATGCATGGTGAAGGCCGAGCGACTTGCCAATCTGGGTGAACTTCTTGCCGGCATAGCGGGCCAGGAACATGAATACCCACCGCGGGGCTATTTCTTCGGTCGTACGGCCATCCGGATTGTCCATCTCGTCAAGCGACCGACCGAAGTATTTGGCTACCGCGCACTTGATGTCGAAAATTTCAGCATCGCTGTCGTTGGAAAGTTTCAATGTCTCGGGCGATGGCCCGTATTCAGGATGTTGTTTCATCAACCGCCGCAGCAGCATCGCACTTGCGATCTGGTTTCTCGGATGATGGCGCTTTTGATAGTCCATCCCATCGCCTTCCGGTCTCAGCATTGAACAACTTCCTCCTGTTGATAAAACGTTCAAGTCTTTGGCGGGCACGCCGAGCCCGCCACCATTTCCACAAAGCCCTGATCAACCTCATTCAATTGCCCCCGCAGAGCCGCCAGCTTGGCCAGCTCGTTCGCATGCTCTTGTTCAACGCGGTTGCACAAATCGCGGTAGGCGTCGCGGATCGATAGAAAAAGCGTGATCCGCGGTTCTTTGACTTCCTGATGGTTCGATAGAAATTTCTTGAGCCAAGACGAACTGGCCCCGACCTTCTTGGCAACGGCCTCGTAGGCGATTTCCCGCGAGCCGGTGCGGTGTTGCTCCTTCTGGAGCAGGTGGCCGAGTGCGTGTCGCGTTGCGTCGGTCAAGGCAAGTGCGGACATGGCAGGCGATTCCCTGTCGAAGTTCCTCATCTAATTACCTCTGTCATGGTGTCTGAATGCTCCCATGACGGAGGATGACTTTGTGTTCGAGCCGATCGCAGTTGCCGCCGCTAGGCTCGTCAGACGACTAGAAGACAGACGCTACGGACGGAGCGAAGAACAACGCATAGATCACGGCGCCGAGGAAGAAAGGCAGCGCGACAATGCCGAGAGCGAGAAAGGAAAATGCCGTAGTGCGAAGGTTTTCCAGCGCTTGTGAGCCGGACTCCATGTGAGCCAGGAACTCAGCATGGCTGAGCACGAAACGGGTTTCACCCCTACTGCAAGCCAGCATCACTGAAGGCTCACTCTCTCCGGAATTGAGAGAGCTATCAAAAAGCGGGGGTGAACTCGGGAAAGGAGGGCCGGCGTCCCCAGCCGGGGCATGAACAAGGGACGCCGGACGCGCGTTAGTCTTGAGGATGTTGCGCGCGTTCTGTGCGCAGGCTGGTCCGGGCCCGCGCATATAGTGTTCGTTGGGATGGTAGGAGGTTCCGAAATTACGAGGCATGCGAGATCCCCTCAACTAAAGTTGTGATTATTTTTCTTGCAACCGGCTGCAATCGATTCCATTGTCATGGTTTCGACACATCCCGGAATGGCCGACATGGGCAACGTTGTGCAGTTCGCGCGTCATGCGCGGGCCTCGTCGGCAGTTAGCGGATACAGGTCAGGGCGAAGCTCATGGCGAGATACGCCAGAGACGCTTTCGACCTTGAGCACCCGCAAGGGTGGAACCTCGACCCATTGGGACACCGCTTGCGGCGTGACGCCGATCGCCCGGGCGAAGGCCGCTTGCCCCCCGGTTCTCTCGACTGCTCGTTTGAGTGCTTCTGTTCTGTCGCTCATAGTTCGAAACTCAAGCATAGCTTTATATCAAAGTCAAGCGTTGCTTTGTTGTTTCGATCAAGCAGAGCTTTATAATATTGAAATGACTTTAGGAAAACGCATAAAGACCGCCCGCGAGCGCCTGAAACCTCATCTCACTCAGGCCGCCGTCGGAAAGCATTTTGGCGTTTCAGCTCAAGCTGTTTCGGGTTGGGAACGGGACGACACGGTTCCCGATCTCAATAAGATAGCTCCGCTCGCAAGGCTGCTCCGAGTGCCCGCCATTTGGCTGCTGGAGGGGGGAAGTCCGGTTCCTGCCCCGGACTCCATAGAAACAACGATCGAGCAGCTCACGCCCTCCCAGCGCGCGATGCTGAACGCTGTTGCCAGGTCGATCCTCAAGGAAACTGACGAGGTGGCATAGTCCGCTTTCGAGCCGGGCATCTTTTTTTGGCCAACAGCTAAAGCAACGCTTGACAGCCGTATAAAGCCGTGCTTGAGTGCTTCTACCGCAACGGGAGCACGACATGACCAGCGAAGATCGTTACCTCATCCAAGATATCGCTGAACGCGCCAACGAGATCGGGCTTATCAGCCGCCGCTCATACTCCATGCTTACCTGCATAATGGACCTGACGGCGGTTCACGAGAGCCAGCCGCTCCGACTAGCCGATCTCCTCGCCGCTGATCAGTTCAACTTCGTTCATGATGTTGCTGGCATCGCCCGACACATGAACCGCAACACGGGCAAGCTGGAAAACTTCTTCAGCCCGCGCTTCTCCGACCATCGGAAGGCTGCGTGATGTCCATTCCGAGAAAATGCACAGCAGTCGATATCAAGCTCGGTGAGCGGCTGCGCGGCCTGCGCCAGAAGACAGGCTTGAGCCAATCCGATCTGGGCGCCGCGATCGGCGTCAGCTTCCAGCAGATCCAGAAATACGAAGCCGGCAAAAACCGGGTTGCCGTGAGCACGATGCTTGCGCTCACGGATCATCTCGGGATTTCCCCTGCTCGGTTTTTGAGGGGGATCGCGTGATGCAGCAGCTCCGCACCCATCACTTCGACAACGGCGACGTTGTGACAGGTCTCTGCCCGCACGGCGAGTTCGGCGCCTATCTTGAGCGACATGATGGCCGAGTGCGCGGCTATGGCCACACGCGCCATGCAGCGATTGCCGATCTGGTTGAATCGCTCGAGCTGCAGGAGCCGGAGGATTTCGACAGGCAGGCTGCAGCGTTCGATTACGCGCATGATATGCGGAAGAATTGGGAGGCGTGAATGTTCAGAGTTGGGCAGAAGGTCGTGTGCGTAGACGCTAGTAAGCGAGGCACCCTTGGTTCAGTCAATTATGATCGTCCACAGCTCACGAAAGGTGCTGTTTACACAATCAGAGAACTGGATGGTTGTGATGGATATCATGCCGTCAGACTAGTGGAAATTGTCGAGCCTATTCTGGATATATGGATCGATCGCGGACCATCGGAGCCAGCTTGGTACTCTGGTCGCTTCCGCCCCATCGTAGAGCGCAAGACTGACATCTCAATCTTCAAGGCAATGCTCACACCGGCCGGGAAGAAGGAGCGCGTCAATGCGCGCTGATAGCCAAACCCGCGCTAATGATCTCCTGGCAATCTGGCAGCTCCAGCGCGAGATGGGCATAAAGCCTGAAGATCGCCGGCTACCAGATGACGGGTTCGAGCGCGATCTGGCGATTATCCGGCAATGCCTGGAGAGAAAGATATGAGCGATGACTACGCGATCGATCCGGCCACCGTGCTGATCGGATACATTCTGCTGAATATCGCGCGTTGGGCATTCTATGACGTGGGCGCGATGGTGCTGGCTAAGGTGTTCGGATGACACATCAGGAAGAAAAAGCAGCTATGGCCGTCCGCGATCTCATGAGCGCGATAGTTTCGCTCTCTGAATTGCCAGATGAAAATATCGCCATAGAGCATGAAGCAATCGAACTGGCGCACCGGCGCCTGATCAAGATTCTGATGCGCGTGGAAGAACCGGCATGACACCCTGCAGAACCTGCGACAACGTCCACAGCACGACGCGCAAGCTGTCATACACGCAGTGGACATGCGTCAGGTTCCCCAAGGTAGCAGGGCTTAATCCGGTCGACCCAGAAGGCTGGATCGACCCGCCTTACATGCGGTGCGCTGGGATTAATGGGGGGCACTGTCCATTGTGGACGGCTCGACGCGAAGGACAGCAGGACAACGGCCTATGAGCTTTTCGGAACAACAAAAGAACGATCTGGCCGCAAAGCTTCCCATGAGCGCCGTCAAGTCGCGCGATCAGGCTGGCCGGCAGGTCTCCTACGTCGAGGGCTGGCATGTCATTGCCGAGGCCAACCGTATATTCGGGTTCGACAACTGGACACGCGAAACGCTGGACGTTCGCTGCGTAGCCGAGAAAGACCGCGAGATTGGCAAGGCGAAGCTTCCAGGCTTTGGCGTGACCTACATCTGCAAGGTCCGCATCATCGTCGGCGGGGTAGCGCGCGAGGGCTGCGGCGCCGGCCATGGCATCGACCGTGACCTTGGGCAGGCTCATGAGAGCGCGATCAAGGAAGCAGAAACGGACGCGATGAAGCGCGCGTTCATGACCTTCGGTAATCCGTTTGGTCTGGCGCTCTATGATAAGGAGCGCACCAACGTTGCGGATGAAGCGGACGAGAGCCGCCTGCGGTATGTCTCCGACTGCATGGTCAAGATCGCAAACTTCCCTGACCAGGACCCTCGCATTCTCCCTTGGTGGGACGGCGAAAAGCAGGCCAGACGCGACTTCGGATTGACCAGCGATGAGGTCAATAAACTGAAGGAAATGGTAATCGCCAAACTTCCGAAGAAGGCCGCAGCATGAACAAGCCATTGGCTATCCGCGCCGCGTTCGCTGACATGAAGATCGTCAAGACACGCCAAGTCGTGCAGCTCATCCTTGAACTTCCGCTGGCTGATTTCGATCAGGCATATGAGGTGCTCGGCGGCTTGCCGAATCCAGCGAATGAACGCTGGTTCGGAATTGCTCCGATAAAGGAGGTGATGCCCAATATACAATCAGACCCCGTCCCCACTGATGTGCGGCCCGAGCCGAAGGACAAGCCGGCTCGGTCCAAGCATGGCGTTCGGCCATGGCGAGACATGCAACCACAAACGCAAGCCGGGATTAGGTGTGATGACCCTGAGTTTATCGCATTCCTGCGCGAGGAGCGTTCGGATGATTGGCACGAAAGCATGGAGGACGCTGAGGAATGCGTTCGCCTGATTTGTGGTGTTGTCTCGCGCAAGGATCTCGCGACAGACCATCGAGCGCGAGTGATATGGCACCAGCTTGACGAACAATTCTTGACCAGGAAGGCATTGGAGCGAGCAACGTGAACATGCGAGGCGAGAAGCGCACCGAGTTTCCACAATCAATTCGCAAGGCTGCGTTTGCCCGCTCCTGCAAGCCTGATGGTATTCCAAAATGCGAGGCGCCAGGCTGCGGCAAAGTGATCCGCGCCGGCCATCTGATCTTCGAGCATGTACAGCCGGACGGGCTTGGCGGTGAACCGACAATGGAAAACATCGCCGTCTATTGCGACGTCTGCGCGACGAAGAAGACGTTCGAGGAAGACAACCCGCGCATGGCGAAGGCTGATCGTGTGCTCAAGGCAACGTTCGGAATGAAGCGCAAGGGCCGGCCAATGCCAGGATCGAAGGCAAGCGGTTTCAAGAAGAAGATGTCTGGCGTTGTCGTCAGGCGTGGATTCTCTCGGTAATTTGGGATTTGAGGAAAACATCATGGGTTGTGACATTCATTTGGTTCTTGAGCAGCGCGACGCCGACCTCGGATGGGTTGGCATTGATACTTTCGCTGGCCATGAGTCCAGTTACGGTAGGGGATATAACAGTCCTGCTGCTCGCAGTCGTAACTACAAGCTTTTTGCAGCACTCGCTGGCGTTCGTGGAGACGGTCCCACACCGCGCGGCATCCCTGAGGATGCGAGCACAACAACGCGCCTCCTTGTGAAGGAATTGGGAAGCGACGGCCATTCTCACTCTTGGCTTCCGCTCATTGACGCAGCACGCGAATGGAATGTCGAGAGATACACGGCCGAAAAACTCCGCGATGGCTATCAAGAAAAGTTCCCAGAATCGTTCTGGTTCGGGATCGATTCCGAAATGGATCTCTCAAAATATCGCGTGGTTTTCTGGTTCGACAACTAGTTTTAATTGGAAACAAAGGCAAACATCATGGATAAGATTGACGAAGAACTTCGCAACGCCTTTGAGCAGGAGATTGCCAAGGGTCTGACCGAGAAGGCAATCGAGGGATTGCAAAAGGATCTCCGCAAGGTCGCGGACTCCTTCGAAGACGATTTCATGTGGAACCTGAAGGACAACCTCGCCTACAACCTCACTGGTTGGGTCGTCGACATGGCCGAGCGCGCCGTCGAGCAGATGCTTGCCGGCAATGACGACCAGATGCGCCGCTATCTGTCGTGCGACAAGAGCGGCGAGGATGGCCAGTATATTTGCTTCACCGGCCGCAGCGACGGAGCTTATTTCGGAGCTAGACGCAAAGACCACGAACAGCATCCGGTCATCCATGGCCGCCTTTTCGAACAAGGCGCCGTCGAATTGCGCAAGAAGGTCGCGCAGGCCAATGAGGCACTGATCCGCGACGAGCGCATTCTCGATTTGGAAGATCAGGTCAAGTCGCTAGTCGCTCAGGTCAACAAAGCGATCGCCGAGAAAGATGCAATGTGGGAGCGCGTCAGGGCGCTTTCGTAAATTGGGAATTAGCGCTGAAATGAACCCTTACGTGATCCAAGGCCCGGCATTGATCTCGTTCAGCGGCGGTCGCACCTCGGCCTATATGCTGCACGAGATCCTGTGCGCTCACGATGGCAAATTGCCCGATGATGTGCATGTCACCTTTGCCAACACTGGGAAAGAGCGGGAAGAGACACTTCGATTCGTCCACGACTGCGCCACTCATTGGAACGTGCGTGTGCGCTGGCTTGAGCGTGCAGATAGCGGTTTCACTGAGGTCGGGTACAACAGCGCCAGCCGAAAAGGCGAGCCGTTCGCGGCCCTTATCGCCAAAAAGAAATATACACCGAATGCCGTGACTCGGTTCTGCACGGTCGAACTCAAGATCAGGGTAATGCGCGACTTCGGCCGATCGGTCGGTTTCGAGACATGGGACAACGTGATCGGGCTTCGCTATGACGAAGGTTTGCGCGTCATGAAGGCGCTGGCACGCAACGATGAAGCAAAGGAACGATTCCGCGCCTTGATGCCTCTGTCGAAAGCCAAGGTCACAAAGCGCGACGTAATGGCTTTCTGGGCCGCCCAGCCATTTGACCTTGGGCTAATGTCTTATGAGGGGAACTGCGATCTCTGCTTTCTCAAGTCGAGAGCAAAGCTCGCGGCTATCATGCGCGAGAACCCTGGCATGGCCGATTGGTGGATTGAGCAAGAGAAGGTCGGCAAAGGACGGTTTGTCACTGAGTACAGCTACGCCAACCTACTCGACCATACTGAGCGCTCGCCAACTCTATTTGATGATGAGCACGACGTTGAATGCGGGCTGCACTGTGCAGCCGAATAATAGCGCTAATGCCCCGGTACAGCGAGGTTGAGCAATGATCTACGTCTTGGCTTTAATCGGAGCGTGGACTGTCGCAGGGTGGTTCATGGAGCTTTGGCGAACCCGGAAAGACAAGGGCTATGATGCAAGCAAGTGGGGAGCGCTTTAATGAGTGATCAAAGCGACCTACTCGAAGAACTTCGCCACCATGAGCGCGAATATCCCTCTCTGGTCCATGGTCCATTGTGTGGCCGCGCCGCCGACGAGATCGCCAGCATCATCACCCAGGTATCCTATCTAAAAAACGCTCACGTCTTTGCGTTGACCGAGATCGCCAAGCTCAGAGAAGCAATAATGATTGGAGCCGCAGAAGTCGTCAGCCTCCGCGCCCAGCTTGCGAGCGAACGCAAGGAAGTTGCTGGCGAAATAGAGCGCCTCCGTCAACTTCTCGACAGGACGACTAGCGAATCCCTACGGGTTCACACGCAGCTTGCGAGCGCGCGGAAGGCGCTGGATGCAGCAAATGAATATTTCGAAGACGCAGCAACGTCGAGCGCCTATTCGCGCCGCGTGGTCAAAGAGATTCGCGCCGCATATACAACGTTAACTGACGAAGAAGGAACATGAGCATGGTGGCTGCGCTCTTTGTCGAGACCAACGGAATCTACTTCGGACTTCCGAACGTAGACCCGTGGGACGTGCGACGGGATGCGCGGCAATATGCCGGAACGCATCCGGTCGTTGCCCATCCCCCCTGCGATCGCTGGTGCCAGATGGCGCCTGTCAATCAGGCTCGTTATGGTCATCGGGTTGGAGACGACGGCGGCACGTTTTCCGCGGCGCTGGCGGCTGTGCGGCGCTGGGGCGGCGTGCTCGAGCACCCCGCGGTGTCGCTAGCCTGGGCCGCTTTCGATCTTCCTCGCCCTCCGAGTTCAGGGGGGATGGGTTCGTGGCTTCTGCGGCGGCTGGTCAGCACACGTCGAGCAGAGGCATTATGGACACCGAGCACGCAAGGCGACGTGGCTTTATGCCTTCGGTGTCGAGTTGCCGGATCTGCCATGGGGAAAAGGATCACCCCCGGAGGCATGGATTAGCGCCGATCGACCTCGAGCCGAGCTCGCCGCGGCCGGCATCGGTCAGTTGAGCAAACGCGAGGCCAAAGCAACCCCGCTTCCGTTTCGGGATCTGCTGATCTCGATGGCTTTAACTTCTGCTTACCGAAAGGGCGACGAATGAGTGAGGTGTTCGATGACCCTGATTTCGTCGAGTCTGAAGAGGTTCAGACCGAGTACGAGCGTGGTCGAGCAGATGGCATAAGGCATATGCAGTCCATGGCTGATGACGTACTCGCACGAAGTTTAGCCGATGAGCTTGAAATAATGGCGCTGAAGGCTCGCGTCGAAGATCTGAATCGGCGCCTCGCCTTAAAGACCGCACAAGGAAAGGTAGATTCAAATGGCACCTGACCGCTTCGGCAACAAAGCAATGCTCGACAAGATGGATGAAGCTGAACCATTTTTCATCCTGCGTGGCCAGGATGCATTTGCAGCTCACTTGGTGTCTCAGTGGGCAGACATGGCCGAGAGCGCTGGAACGTCAGGTGCCAAAGTCCAGAACGCTCGGCAATGCGCAAGAGCCATGAAGAACTGGATAAAGAAAAAAATTCCAGATTGATTTCGTTTCACACCACTTAAGGAAAACGATGATGCATTGGCTTTATCGAATTAGATGTTGGTGGCGCGGCTATCACTGCGACTCGCCGGACATAGGCCGTTTTCGATACGACGTCAGTGGCATATGTTACTATTGCGGCAAGGTTGGAGATGGGATCAACCACAATGACGATTGAACGCCGCGAGACGATGACGGCAACCATGCAGCCCGATATGTACGACGGACTGCGAGCGAGTTTTCTTAACGAGTTGAAAAGGAGAGGATCGATGACGGTCAATAACCTTGTACTCCAGATCACCAAAATGACTCCGGCAGAGCAATTTGAACTGGCCTTCAAGGTTGCCGAGAATATTGGATACGATCTCATTCCGGCGAGGTGCGAGTATTGCGGCTCCGGCCCCTGCGAAAATTGCAGGAATAGCGGCTATGCCGATCCCGAAAAGGCAGAGATGTTCTTGGCGGCCATAGAGCTGGCAAAGCTGCCGAGCCCTTGGGTTTTTGCCAAGGGCAGAACGCGGCCAGATGAACCCTTATGGGGCGTCCGGCTGACTGATGAGGAAGGCAACATCACCTCGGAAGCAGAATCGGAGCATCCGGCTGATGCAATACGGTTAGCTGTGAGCCGGCATCCGGTTTTGAATCAGCATTAACCATCGGATAGGGAAAGCCACATGTCCTTCACTCACTCACGATCTGCCCTCGACATCAAGCTTGAGATCTACGAGGTCGAAGCCCTGATCGACTGGCATCACGAGAATCAATATCGTTCTGCTGATCGCGCGGAATACCAAGAGGCAGCGAACAGCAAGCAGCGCTCCGACGAGCTTGAGGGCCAGTTAAAGGCTCACCGCGACGCATTTTCTCTAACCTCGGGTTAGCGCCATGAGCGAATGGAAACCGATCGAGACGGCACCAAATGGACGCGATGACATGATCGACGTCTGGTGCGTTCCGTTTCCTGACGACGATTTTAAACCTGAGCGCGGCGGCATCCGGCTTACCGATGTGTTCTGGTACGCAGAGACGCCGGCCCCCGGATGGGCGAGGCTGCTTGATGACGGCAACGTCGATTTCGTTGAGCGTCCGCCATCGGTAACCGGAGGGCTTCCTCCGTGGAGGCCGACGCATTGGATGAAAATTCCTGACCCTCCGCTAACGAACTGTTAATGCCATGAAGAAGCGCGAGCGCAAATATCGAATGCTACAGGTCCCGATCGTCCAAGAGGACGCGCGCTGGAAATGCGAGACGTGCGATTCTCCGACAGAGAACGACGAATCCCGCTGGTGCATTCATTGCCGGATGTACTGGGAAGATTGCCGCAACGGACTTTGGCAGGACGACATACCATGACCGACACGCTCGACCATGACACCCGCGAAACGCTCTACGTCACCGACGCAGAGCTGATCCGGCGCATGGGCGTGCCGGAGAAGATCGCGCGCGCGGCGATCCAGGAACTCGACCGGGACCGCGCCTCGGGCTTTCCCCAGAAGAAGAAATTGTGGGGAGATAGGCGTTATTGGCCGGCTGTGAAGGCTTACCTTGATCGCACGAACGGGCTTAAGGTGGATCGTAACATTTCGTGACAATGCGGGACTTGCGTACGCGGATATTGCGTGTATATTGCGTCTATCAGCAACGGAGCAAGAACGTGAACCAGTGTAGATTTTGCAGCGCGCGGACCGAACCTCAAGTCAAGTACGGGGTACGCCACTATGCACACTTCAAATGCTACCTCGATGCAGGCAAGAAGTTGTCGGACCTTCATGCGTGGCAAATCGGAGAATTTCCATTCCGTTTGCTCAAGGAGCGCGGTCTTGAGCAAGAAGCATATGCCGCCCTTGCAGAAGTTGCGCGGGCGAACAAGCCAGTGGCATACTTCAATGTCACAATGGATGCTTTCGATGGCCAGCAGTACGGCATGTTGACGCTGTGCGTTGAGGCGGACAGTGAGGACGATGCCGCACAGAAAGCCATTAAGCAGGCGGAAGATGATGGAGCCAAGAAGGTCAAACTGATGTTTACGAGGGCCGCGTGACTCCGACCCAATACAAAGCCGCCATCAAGGCCCTCGGCCTCTCGCAAGAGAGGGCCGGGGTCTGGCTCGGGATCGGCCGGCGCACGTCTCAAGGATATGCGATCGGAGAATCTCCCGTTCCCGAACCCGTGGCTAAACTATTGCGTCTTTGCGTGAAGCTGAAGCTTGCCCCGGAGGACGTGAAATGAGCAAGCCCGTAAAGGTGCGTAGCGCGCCAGGTCTCATCTGGCGGCCGCGCGGCAAGGCATGGGAAGCCCGCTGGCAGGCCCGCACCGATCTCGTCAAGCGCGGATTCGGGACGAAGTCGGTGAAGCTCTGGACCGGCGCCGTCGACCCTACCAAGGAGGAATGGGACCGGATCGCCGACCGCTGCAACGAGCTGCAAGCCGATATGCTGGTGTGGGCGCGCGGCGGACTCCCCGAGGTCGGCCCGTTCGATGGCACGCTCCGATCGCTCATGCGCGCCTACAAGACCGACCCGGATTCGCAGTACCGCAAGATCCGCTACAACAGCCGCGTCCACTACGACGCCCTTATGTCGCTGATCGAGACCGAGCACGGCGACAAGTTGTTGGCCGATCTGAAAGGCCGTACCTTCAGTCGCCTGCACGAGGACTGGACTGCCGGCGGAAAGATCGCTATCGCGCATGCGAAGATGGGCATGCTGCGGACGCTGTTCAGCTTCGGCGCGACCCTCCTGGAGGACGATGATTGCGGGCGCCTGTCTGGCATCCTGAGCAAGATGCGCTTCGCCATGCCCAAACCCCGCACGGAGCGCCTGACAGCCGCCCAGGCGGTCGCCATCCGATCCAAGGCCCACGCGCTCGGACGTCCCTCGATCGCGCTCGCCCAGGCAATCCAGTTCGAATGCATGCTCCGGCAGAAGGACGTCATCGGGGAATGGGTACCGATCCGGGAACCGGGGATATCGGACGTCCAAGCCGAAGGCCTGAAATGGCTCCGCGGCATCCGCTGGGAAGAGATCGACCAGAACATGGTCCTGCGGCACGTCACCAGCAAGCGGCAAAAGCTGATCGAGATCAGTCTGAAGAATGCACCGATGGTGCTGGAAGAACTAAACAATTTTCCCAAATACCGGGAAATTCGGCAATTCGGTCCGATCATCGTTTCAGAGTGGGACAATCTGCCTTGGACCGGGCCGGAGTTCAGGCGCTGGTGGAGGATCGTTGCGGACGCCGCTGGCGTGCCCAAGACGGTCAGGAACATGGACAGCCGGGCCGGCGCGATCAGCGAAGCCACGGACGCTGGAGCCGATCTGGAGCACGTACGGCATGCCGCCACCCACTCCAACATTTCGATGACGCAGCGATACAGCCGCGGCGCCGAGGACAAGATCGCGAACGTCCAGATTGCCCGAATGGAGCACCGGAACAAGCCGAAAACGTGATGACTGACCATGACTGACACGGGTATAGCAAAATCAATCGGTTATGGACCGTTAATCTTAACGCCCTGTTTCGGTACAGGTGAGCAATTTCAAGGGCCTCGTCAGCTATCGGGGCGGCGAGAAAACGCAGGAGACGGTATGGCAAGCCTAGAACCTCAGACGATCAATGACCAAAATTGGTACTATGAATATCCGACGTATCTCCTTCTGGTCCATGAAGTCAGGAGGGATGATGGGACTCATATTCGAACCGACACGGTCAAGATCTATTGGCGGAAGATCGAGGCTTCATTGGCTCGTCGGCATAAGCCGAAGGCAAGGAAGCGGTGACGGCAAGTAAATGAAACTTTTGGATGACGACCAGGACAACAGCCAAGCGTTCGCTCAGCAATGGGCCTGCCGACTCTGTAGCGAGCGTTTCACCTTGGGCGAGATGTTGCCGGGCAAGACGTGGCTCTCTCCAATGAGGTGCCCGTATTGCAAGAGCGATGAGACGTTCCGTGAAGGTCACTTCCATTAACGCGTCGTCAACGCCACTTTTAGGAGAGAGACATGGACCCGTTTAGATCGCGCCAGAAACGAGATGCGGTGAAGGCGGCTGAGGCCGAAGGAAAGGTGGCCGACAGCATGGACTATCGAATGGCGCTCATGGAGCGCGTGCATAAGGGCGAGATAACCCTGGAGCAGGCGCAGGCCGAATTGAAGAAGGTCAAACGCAATGCCAAGAAGAACGGAATGACCACGCGCAATTCCGTCTTTGTCCATTCTTAAAAACAGCGCTCATAGGTAGTTAAAGCATGTCCGATGCCGAGTTGAACAAGGCGCTGTACGACGAGGATCGCTCTATGCCAGAGCCGAAACGGTGGTATTGGGGCCGCGACTACGGCAAGGACCTGCTTGAAGATATCAACCAACTCGCTCATTATCGGGGGACAGGCTGCATCCACCGGGATTGTTTGCAGCGAGCGCACAGAGAGATTCGGCGACTGCGCAACGCCATTAATCAACAGGAACCAAAATGAAAACGATGTTTTGGCTACTTGTCATGTGCTCTGCCGCCTTCGCTCAGCCACGGCAGGGCACATGCGTGTTGCCGGATGGATCAACCGCATGGACTTCAAATGAGGAAAATTGTGCGAACCAGAGCGGAATTTTTCATCCAATTTCACCGCTTTGGAGTGGTGGCCCGACTCCCGGAACCACCTCAACATCGATGCCAAAATGTCCTGATGGATATCAACTTGTCGCCACACCGCGACCGATGTGCGCGCGAGATCTACGCGAACCGGAATAGTTTCCTTTTCATCACACAAGGGGATACCATGAGCGAGATATTTGGAACGCCGGAAGAGACCGCGAAGTGGATTGACGAGCGGATCGTCCAGATTCGCCAACAGCTCGAGGCCGAAAAGCTCGCTACCCATGAGCGCTGTGTGAGGATCGAACAAGATTCAAGGCAACGGATCAGGGACGCTGAGCGAGACTTCTATGATCGCTGCGCGCCGATGCAACGGGAGCTTGACGAACTCCTGAAGGTCGCCACTATCAAGCATGCCTATTCTCCGATCCCTCCGATGATCGTCCCGGCAAAGGACTTCCCCTAACGATGACAGAGCGCCAACCCATTTGCCCGGCTTGCGGCGGCCCAACTCACAGGCAGGGAATGCACTGCGCGGCATGCCTGGAGGCCTACATGGAGACCATGACGCCGGCTGACTGGCAGAGCGCACTTGGAGAGGTCATTGACCGAATAGTTGGCGCTGACGGTGAGATGGCGAGGGAATGATGGGCGCGACAATCATCTTGGGGCCACAGGCTGCTGCGGAGACCGTCTGCCACGAGGAGCAGCTTCGGATCTGGGCAGATGACCACATCATCGGCGCGCTCGCCCAGGAAGGATACTTCCGCGATGATCTGTCTTACGACGACAAGATCGACATTGAGCGGATCGTCATGCGCGAGATCAAGAGCATCATCGAGAGCGCTTTCGACCATCCAGAGGCGCGGACAATCAAACGGCGCTAATAAGCTATGACGGAGAACAACGATGAAGACCTTCGAAGCAGGAACGCAAGCAATGATCGATGCCGATAGGGAGGCTGGACACCTCGGCTCCGAAGATCCAAATTGGGGAAGGTACGAGGTAATGTTTCGGGCGGCGCTGCTCGTAGTGAAAGATCGGTTTGGTGGAGCTCCGGAAGCCGCTATAGATAGAGTTCTTAAAGGTGAATTGTAGATCACCCACGATCGAATACCGCTATCAGGATGAGGATCAGGACGGTGTAGGCGACGATGCCCATCGTTTTCGCTCCCTCTGATCAGCGATCCAGCCACATCCAACCCACAGCAGCCACAACGGCGCCAGCACGATCGCAGCCAGGATCATGAGCCAGCGAACGAGGTTGAGCAGGATCATATGCCTACCGTTGCGCCTCGGGCGACGAGGTACCCGATCAGCAGCAGGCCGATCGCGGCTGGAATCGCGATATTGAAGATAAAGTACCCCATCAGATTGCTCCGTTGAGAACGCTGAAGAACCCCCATAGGCCAGCTATAGCACCGATGAACATGGCCCAAGCGCAGATCTGCGCTTCCTCGTCGGTCCACTTGTCATAGGGCCTCATGTCAGTGACACTGCTCGATCTCGTAACCGTTTGTTGCTTGCTTCAGACAGCGCTCATGGTCTTCGACGTATGTTCCTCTGGACTCGATAACCATCCCGACAATGGTGATGAGAGCGAGCGCGCCGACAAGAGCAACGACTCCCTCGATCGCATGGGCGATAACGTTCCTGACAGCCTGCCAGGGATCATCTATCAAAACGGCCTCCTATGTATTCTCCACCATCCTGATCTTGCGGCCTGATAGCCGTGCCCGCTGCTCGGTGGAGCCCGCAGATGAAGAGAAATGACGTTAACACCAAGGATCAGGTCACCAAACCCTATCAGGCCGACGTCAAACAAGGACGGCTCCCAAAGCCATCCTTGGCAATAGATCGTTGCGCACAGGAATAGTTCGGCGCCTGTAAACGATCCGCGGCGCGCCCACCTCACCCAATGCGGATCAAGGTTGTTGATCCTGTCGTTGTCGACTTGCCGGATGACATACTCAAGGATACCGATTTCGATGATTGCGAGGATGTCATACGCTGTAGCGATGAGACTATTCATTTTTGGTTCTTTCGAACGGTTTCCATGTCCCGGCGAAGAACTTGTCTGCTTGGCGGCATATTCGAAAGCCGCCCATGCCGACCATGAAAGCGATTAAACCCTCTGGGAATTGGTTCAGTAGCCTCAACACTTGCGGCGTGAAAAAGTTCGCTGCGAGGCCGCCAACCACGATATATCCGATGATTTCCCACGGTCCCGCTTTGCGGACGAGGATTGCGTGAACGATACCGCCCGCAAATCCTGCGATGAGATAATGAATGTTGATGTCGAAAAAGATGGCATCAAGCATTCGCCCCACCGTTGGCCATAGCTTCCAAAGTGCTAGTCAACCAATAGAGCATCGTCGGGGTGATGCGACCGGCCGGAACCTCCTTGTTTTCGGGTAGCAGTTTGCAGGCAAGAAGCCCCGTAGCAATGAACTGAGTGCATTCCCATGCGCCAGGCTCATGCCAGTTTCGACTGGCGAACGGCCCCCAAAAGTATGTCACTGCAATGGGATCGTAGGGCTCATGGAGGTGGCTGCGCAGAAACGCGACGAAGGCAGTGGCCTGCTCTTCGGTGGCCTTCAGACGGACGAATAGTTCACGCCTGAATCCAGTATCATAGCCGGGCTTGAACTCCTGCACGCCGCCGAGGAGATGGGCTCCAATATAGGTTCCTTTGTCGCTCACCCCGTCTACATGCGACAGCTCGGAACCGTATTGGGCAACGCCGATCAGCTTCGTAAATACCCCGGCTTCCTGTTCCACAAACCGAAGCGTGATGAACGTAGTCAAAATATTAACTTCGTTCGGAATAGACTGCTTTCAACCATCTGTAGAGCCCCCTAGCTCTGTGGGTGGCCAGACCTGACCTAACCGTTTCGACCGGTTGGGTTGGGTCGCCTCAACAATTCCGGCAAATACTTGGCGGTGCCGGCTCAGCCGGCGGTAGAGAACAATCAGTTACACCACTCACATAGCGGCATCCAGCGGGAACGTCTGTTGAGCTATTTGCTGAGCCTTGTCTGAAACCCGCTGCTGGAGATGAATCCCAGCCCTCCACCGAATAGAGCCTTCTCGGCGACGATCAGGATAGCAATCAGCGCGATGGCTCCGATCACATACTTGATGGGGACGGCAAGGTTGGCCGGCGCCAGAAAGTCCACGACCATATAGATGATGTAGAGCACCACCATAACCACGATAAGTCCGATGGCAAACTCGATCACAGCAAGGGGTGTTACGGACATCCCGCCTCCACCCCCACCGAACAGAACACCCTTGATGGCGACCAGGAACACAAGAAGAGCTGTCCCTCCGACCGCATAGCGCGCGATCAGCTTGAACCGCTCATCCGGAGCGATGAAGTCGAGAGCCAGAAAAATCAGGTATACAATGATGCAGAGGCCAACTACAGCAATCAGGAAGTCCATTAAAGCGCTGCCAGTCATGACTATTTCTCCTCTTCAATCGTGATGCGATACCGTTTACCTGCCTTCAAGTTGAATTTCTCCCTGAGCACATTGAACCATGCTTCTTGCGGCTGTCTTTCTGAGTGATCAGAGATCAGGAACTTGATAATTCCATTGTTGATTATCGGCTCTTGGCACTCCCCAGATAGCTTCATGTCAGTGCTTCAGGTAAACGGCAATGGCCACGCCAGCCATCAACAAGCTCAGAGCCCATCCAGCTAGAGCATTCATTCCGACACCCTTTCCGGTTTGCGAAGAGACATACGCCTTGAGAGGTTCGATATCCTTGTTGGTCGCGTACATACCTCGCTCATTGTTGATCTGCTCTCTGAGATCGTTTGCCTTTTCGTCCTTGTAGCTCTGGATTTCTCGAGCAAGCTGGAGCGCGGCGAGATCGGCAGTTTCCTTGATCTTCAGCGCTTTCTCACGCTCGATATTGACTTCAGCATAACGTCGATCGCGCTCGTTCAAAAAACGTTCGTTCAGCATGAGGATGGTTTCGAAGTGCTCCTTTAGGGTAACTGAACTGAATCTGTCTTTCCCAGTCACTTCACAACTCGCCAGTGGATTCCGTACTTGATCGCGCAAGCCTTCGCGATCCATACCTTTGAAACCGAAGTTGACGCAACGATGGGCGCCGGCACCTCATAGATGCGCGTTCGATCAAGGTTGGTTATGTCTATGCCTGGAAACAGCGTGGCAAGGAAGAGGGCACAGCTCATCTACGGAACGCCTTGGAGGCTATCACGAGCGCGGCGCTCGGGGGGCCAACATAGAATAGCGCTTGCAAGATGGCATGTTCAGTATCCTCGAATCGACCAGGCAACGTTGCCACCTTCCATGATCCAACGACGTGAGGCTGCCATTCTAGCCATGGCAAGATATACCACTTCATCATTGGTACTAGGTGCCAACTAGTCGAATCCATTACGATCATAGCAACATGGAAGGCGAAGGCCATCGCGATCACAAAACAAGCAAGACCAAATGGGCCCCAAGTTCCTTGGCTCTTTTGAACATCAGCTCGTATCTGAGCAGACTGTACCGATGCTTGAGCAGTAGTGGTCGCAAGTTGATTTCCTGCGTCATTCTCATTCTTGAACCTAGTCGTATTATCTGCGTGAACATCAGTTATAGTTTTGCTAACTGTTCCAAGTATGAGATTGAGACCGCTCAATGCTGCACTTCCCAATAGTTGGGCGATCCAATTCATTTTATGCCGCCTTTGCTTCCGTCACTGCGGCGACCGCCTCCGTCTTTGTCGCGTCAGCCATCGCGATAGCTTCCGCGATCTTCGGCGTGATGGACTTTTCTGGTACTTCGATCAACTCGACAGGCTTCGTTGTCCGCTTGCGCAGCCATGAGATCAGCAGGCCAATACCCGTGATCATGGCGGTTCCGGCAATGCCGCGCATATCCTGTGGGACATGGGCAAAGTCGAAAATCCGCGTTGTCAACGGCGTCAGGTCGAGACTAGCGAATGCCACTGCCAGGGTATCGTAAGCCGTGACAAGCCCGGCGCCGATCGACAGAAGACGACCTATTAGCAGCGTCTCAGACTTGCGATAGAGCGCGATCTCGGCAGGCTCGATCCACGAAAAGAAGCTCTCTGTCGGCGGCTTTGTCTTCAGCCACGCCCGGCCGATGATCGCGTACCAGAGGAGGATGGCAATAATGATTGCTGTGATGCTGACAATCATTGTTTTAGGCCTTTGCCGAGAAACTGGCCTTGATGGCGCGGGCCTTGGCCTCAAGATTGCGGACAAACGTTTCTGTTCCGACAATCATGTGAGTGATAGGGTCTTTAGCAAACCAGACGACAGCGCCGCCGACCATCGCTGCGAGACAGTGCGTGAGAATATTCATGACTTCCTTCCGAATAGGCGTGTGAAGAGAGACGCGATGAAAGCGCCGATACTGCCCTTGGCAGGGTTGGTGATTGAAGGCGGTACTTCAGAATGAACAGGCGGCATGATAACCGGATTTGCACCACCGAGACGCACCGAGACATCCATGGTCGACATGGCCATGATCAGGCCGGCGCAGCCGAGCTGCGTATCGACGACCTTTGGATCGAAGACGCCATCTCTCACATATTTTCCGCTGCCATACTGATCTGTCCCGGCCCACACATAGGGTGACGGAAAGCCGCGGTTGGCATATCCGAGACCGTTGTATTCCTCCAAAAGCGTCAACGTTCCGCCAGCGCTCCAATCCCTGTTCAGCGCGGCGTGCGGAGCACAATTGACTAGAGCGTCAAAGGCACCGTCTTCCCATGTCGCGAAGGGGCCACGGCCGATCGGGACATGAACCGAGACTTGATCGAGCGGGTCACCCTGCCCGAGTTGGGTGTTCCAATGCTGCGATGCTTCACGCTCATGAACGACAGCTATGAAGAACCACGGAACGCCTGTTTTGGCTGAAACAGCGACGTAGCGGGATTTCGCGGCCGGTGCCACCAGCCGCTTCGCTACCGCAGTAAAATCCCGTGTTGTCTTGGCATTTGCCCAGCGTCTCGCGTTCGCCGCCTTGAGCGCCGTCAGATCGGTCATACCTTCTCCGTTGCACCACCCTTGCTCGCTGCAAGGTTGCGGTGCTATGATGATGCCTGTATTGAGGAATTTTCAGATGAAATCTTGGAAAGATGTTCTGGCCGCCGTTGCGGCCGTCACGGTCGTTAGTGTCGGCATCGCCTGTTCGAGATTTGCTGCAGAGCCCATGCGCGGCGGCCTCATGGTTGCCCATGAGGAACCGGTTCATTTGCTGCCGGCATGCGATTACTATCCGCACGGCCTGAATGGCGAACCGTGCGTGAATGGGCCCTAGGTCGTCTTGCTCGTCGCCACCCGGCCACTCCCGACTGTGGTAACGCCGCCAGAGATCGTGACACCATTTGACACCAGCAAACTGTCATCGACCAGCGAGGCGCCGAGCGACAGATAGCTGCCATCCGGTACGAATGACGTGCCGCCCAGTATCAGCTCATTGCCACCGAGCACGGCGAACAGGCCCTTGATGATGGTCGGCCCAACCTGTTTGATAGCGCCGCTGAAGGTATATCGGCCGCCGCCCTCGTCCATGTGCCAGAGATAGCCAAAGGTGTTCGATGCATTGAACCCACCGTCAACAGATGCGCCCGGCGTCGGCCCATCGAAAAAGAATGCACTGCAGTTTGTTCCTGCGCCGACGATGGTGATCGCGTCGCCTCCCGACATATCGAACAGCCCGTTGTTGTGCTGGTAGACCGTGCCGTTGCTTGCTGCGTTCAGGGTGTTGCCCATCAGCGTTGCGGTGCAGCTCGAACTCAGCGCCTTCCACGCCATGTTCAGTTCGCCGTTGTCGCCGATGGTGATGCATGGTCCCGTGCACGTCGAGGCGACGTGACCAGTTCCGTAAAGAGATAGCTGGATGAGATTGCTGCCGACAGGCTGGGTGCTGACGTTGAACGGATCGTTCGTGAAAACGCTGCCGGCCATCCATGCCACGATCGGCGTCGACCAGCTGCAGTCAAAATCCTTCTGGATCACCTGCGCGGCTGCGGCATTGGTCAGAAGCGCGGTAGCCGGCGATAGGCCGTCATTGGTGTCGGCACATCCTGACAGCGTTCCGACGTAGAGGATCGTCCCACCAGGGATTTTCCATCTGCCGGGTTTCTCCTCGGCAAACCAGACCGTTCCGTCGCTGTTCACCGCGATCTGTTGGTTCGGGTATAGCTTCGGGTTCACGTCGGCGGGGAAACCCGCGAGGATCTTGCCGCTTCCGGAATCTCCGTTGATGACGCGAATATCACAATCAGATATCGGAGCCGGGAGTGTGATCGTGATCTGCCCTCCTGTCGCGAAGATATCGCACCCTGAATGCGTCGATGAAAGTGTCGTGCTTATCGAAATTCCGATGACCGGTCTGGACATTCCTACATCCTGGTTACGAGTGCGAGTACGTCTGTAGAGTTGCTATCGAACGTGTTTGCGTGTGTTCCGTCGCTGGCTTGGTTCAACGACAATACGTGAAGCCCAATCAGGAGTGCATCATAGTGGGCATTTGCCTGTGTGATGAATGACGCAGCTGCGGGAGCAAACACGATGGCGCGCGGAGATGCCGCCGTGCTCGTTGAATCCAGACCGATGTAATAAGTACCGAATGCTCCTGCGTTCGCTGTCGTTGCAGCCTCGGCCGTGCAATAGGTCGATACCTCATCTTCGGCCAGACCCATTACAACGGTCACCTGATTTCCTGCGCTGGCTCTCGCCTGCTGAATCGTCGCGCTGGTGTAGGTATATGCAACGCCGTTATCTGTCACCTTGGCTCCAGTCAGAACCCGGTTGTACATATTCCAGACACCGAGTAACCCAGCCGTTCCGCCAGATGCGGCACCGCCCACATTCCAGCTGATTTGGCCGTTGGCCGAGGCATATACAGTGCCAAGATAGGTTCCCTGATTGACGCTTACGGGACCATAATTGGTAGCCGCATTGAAGCAGTTGGCGATAGAATTCTTGTTTGTGGTATAGCCGCGCGTGGAGCGATCGAGCTGGCTGTATCCGGTTCCTCGAGCGGTTGCACTGCCGCCGGTGTCCGAGGCCCATCCACCGCCACCGCCGGTCGCGACAGACATCGCGATACAGATGCGATTGGCTCCGCCGTGCACCCACCAGACGTCATAGACCTGACCGGAAACGACTTGGCCCGCGCTCGCCGCCGACACCATGGCATCGCTTACCTCGCATGAGGCGATCGTATCGATGGCGTCAGCCGATCCCGTATAATAGGGTACCTGATTGCCGATATAGCAATCATAGAGCAAAGAGGTTTTTGCCGATTGGGTCGTGCTCATCACCGGCGTATTGGTCTGAAGCGTCAATCTTCCCTGTGGCGCTGATAATGTCGCAGATGCAGCCGTGATCGACGCACAGGCCAGACCACTGGCATTTACGTAGACCAGCGCGTGGGCTCCGTCATTGGCGCAGGCTGGAACTGCTACGTTCGTCATGTCCGCCGTTGAGCCGGTCGGATTGATCCAGATCGAGTTGGCGATTCCTTGTGGCAGCTGCGCCAGCGTTGCGCGGCTGGATATGTTGGAGAAGGCAGGCTGTGTGCAGGTGAACGTGCTCAGCGTAGCGATTGCCGTCAAAAACTGATTTGAAGGACAAGTGAATGACGACGATCCGTTGGCATCTATATAGGAATTTAGGAGATCCTGCACAGTCGAGCGCAGCAGCGCCGGGGTGATCGCACCCGATGTGTTGTCCGGCCAATTGGTCGTGATATCGGTATTGATCTGCGCCTTTGTGCACGGGGTCGTGCAGTTGGCGTGCGCTTGATTGACCGGGCAGGAAATCCACACAGCGCAAAGCACAGCGAACGCCGCAAGGACGTTTCGAAGCATTATCATCAGTTTTTCCTAAAGTTGGAAGGCGGCTAGAACTCCAGCCAGCCCTTCATGCGAAGACATCCGCGAAGCGACGGAGAGAACGCCGCGCTGAACGCAGATTGTTCATTGACGACGCACCATTCCTTGATGATCAGAGACCAGTAGAGAAAGCCTCCAGCCGCTCCGAACAGCAGCGCGGCGCCGAGCGCGGCGAAGCGCAATCTGCTCTTGGCAACGAAGAGTCCGGAAATGAACAAGACGATGCCGATGATCAGGGCCGGCAGTTTGGCGGTCATCTTGACGTCGTCTGGCACGATCTATTTTCCTAACATGCGGTTGCGCAGACCTGTCCGCCGGTTGCCGACGCCGTACCGCCGGGGATAACCGTCCCGTTAGTTATCAGGACAGAATTGCCGCTCGGTGTGGAAGCGTTCGTGATGACTGCTCCGGGCCAGGTAAGTCCCGTCGTAATGACCGATCCTGATTTCAGGGTGAACGCAACATTCATGGTGACCAGCGGGGAAAACGCTACCGATCCGCTCAATGTAACCTTGGAGCAATGCGCCTCGCATGCGACGAACGCGAGCGGCGTGTATGTATTGACCGCATCACCGATATTGACCGTGGCGTTGTACGTCGCGCTTCCTTGCAGATCTACATCAAAGAAGACATCATTTGTGCCGCCCGGAAGCCAGATTGCCGTACCACCGTTGAAATCATAGATGCATGTCTGATGACACTTGAACTGACCGGTGCTCGCCGTGTTCGAGCTGTTGCATTTAAATGTCGGAGTGAATCCGAGGTTCCAGTTGACGATTGTGATTCCGTTATCGCCGCTGTCCCAGCATGATCCGGTCGACGCCCAAGTGATGGCACCACGGATGTTGATCGTGATGAAACAGCCAATGCTCTGCCCGGTCTGGTTGGCACCGGAGAGGATATTCGTGCCGCCAGTATAGAAGCCGAGCGAGCACGAATTATAGCCGCCTCCGTCCCATTGCTGCCCGATGACAACCACTGCGGCCTGTGGAGTCGCCATGCACCCGGTGCCGGCAGCAAGACCGTCGTTGGTATCGTTGCCGTTTTGCGTGACGCAGATTTCCGCGCCAGTTGGAAGATGCCAACGCCCCGGGTTTACGGTGGTATGCCAACTCGTCCCATCAGAAATGACCATGCCGGCCTGTCCCGGCCATAGCGTCGGATTCCAGTCGGATGGAAAGTTCGCTCCGATCTTCTTTCCGCTCGCGGTCCCTATCCCGCTGTAAACCTCGCTGTTTTTCCAGCCGATCCAACAGCCCGATGACACCGAGCTAGCCGCAGGTAGCGCCAGCGTGGCGTTTCCGCCTCCGTTCGCAATCAGCTCCTGAAAACAATTCGCGCTCGTCGCCGTGATGTTTCCGGATTGCGTGCTAGTTGCCTTGGCGACGACAGGAGCGCCGCCGTCCTTGATAAGCTTTCCGGTCGTACCATCAAAGACAGCAAGATCGCCACTAACCGCGCTGGATGGCCCTTGTACTGCTGTGCCAACCGATTGCGTAACGAACGCTTCCGACGCGCAATAGACCGTGCTGGCTCCAACTGGAGAAGTTCGGCAGGTATTTCCTTGAGCGTGCGCACTGCCACTGAGAACGACGAGCAGAGCAAATGCGGGTAGGCCTCGCAACATCACCCCATCAACTCCGTCAGGACAATGCTCTGCGTCCCGTCGACCGAAACGTTGGTCCCGGAGCAAAATAGGTTGTATGATGCTCGTGTCGTCGTAGTTGCGGGGTCGATGGCTTTAATCAGACTGCCGCCGCCGATACCAACCGACGAATTTCCGAGCAGGGGTAGAGTTGGGCCTATATTGGTTGGCCCTGTTCCACGGCTCAGGAAGAATGTACCAGACGCACTGGCATTCGCCTGCCATCCGAACATGATCTCAGCCATGATCGGATTGACGGCGCTCGATGGCGTGATAGAGCCACCGACATTCATATTTGTATTTGCGCCAGTCCCCGATGTGGTCGATGTGGCCGTTGCATAGACGGTCTGCACGGTGTCGGCAGGTTTCTTGATGCCTGGTCCGAACAATTGCAGCGTGGTCGGAACGATTCCATAAGTGCCTGCGGTAGCAAGGCCTGCCGAATATTCGACATAGCCCAAGATCCGCATTGCCTTGTTCGTTATCGTCGTGCCATTCGGCGTGTAGAACACGCCTGCCGAGGTCGCGGAGCCAGACATTGCCGTTGACGAGATCTGCGCAGTTTCGTTCAGCGTAGTAATGGTGCCGCCGCTCGAACAGTTGATCAGTCCAAGAACAACCGTTCCTGCATTGTTGAAGGCCACCAGCCAAAGACGGAACGGAGTTGAATTGGAACTCCCGAGCGTGGCCCCGGTCGCAAAGGTCGAGATCGATAATGCCGAGGTCACTGCGACCACGACAGGATCGCCATTAGCAAGAGTCACGTCCCGGAACGGAATCCGGATTGGGTTTCCTGCAGTCGGGTCTGCCCCCGTGTTCGCGGCTTTGAGCGAGACAGTCAGCACACCGGCCGCGATGCCAGCATTGATCTGCAGATTCGATGGCTGGGTCGGGTTGACCGCACCCTGCGCGGGGTTGAGCAATTCCCAGCGTGTGTTGGCGAGATTATAGCGCAACAGGCATTCTGCCAGATTGCCCGGGATGTCTCCGATCTGTACCGCAGCCCCGCCACTACGGGTGATGGTGACGGCCGGCAGGCTATCAGCGGCAAAGGTCGGCGTCGTTGTGGCGTTTGCTGCCGTCGCGCGGAAGCTGCGCAACATGCCGTCCACAAGCGCCAGCACCGATGGCGTATAGGTCGCCGTGATCGCGTCCGCCGTGCCGCCGGCAATCGTCCACCCGACCAAGCCGTCTTGTGCCTGATTCAGCGCTGCGTAATCGGTACGCGCCACGCCATTGGCCGCACCGGTATGCCGAAAATTATTCATCGGCAGGTTGGCAGTCGGCTGGCCCTGTCCATCACGGGTGATGCAGTTTCCAAACCCGTTCGTCGTTATGTCGTCAGTGTCTGAGTCCATGCGTGTTGCATTGATGTCAATGCCGGCCGCCTTGTCGGCGACCCACGAAAACAGCCTCAAAAACCCACCAGACCCGTTCCACGGCAAGGCGATTATCCTTTATCTTCAGTGTGATGCGATTTTCAGTGGCGCATAGCGAATTGCGGGCATAAATAGAGCCCGATGGTCAAAATCTCAGTTTTCGATTGTCTCGCCGCGCTCGCGTTCGCGGTCTGGAAGCATGCGGAAAGCGGCTGGTCGCCGCATTTCCCGCTCGTGATCTATCTCTTGGTCGGTCTGTGGCTCTCGCTGGTCACGCGAGCGGTTGCGGTAGGACTATGGCGCCTGATTTCGAGGCCCTGGAAGATAGCCGCTGAACAGCCCGGGGGACTGAGCAGCGAGAACAGATGCAAGCCGGCCGGTCTGCTGGCCGATCGGCGCCGACGCATTGGCGGCCCGGGCAGCGTTGTGGCGGGACAGAATTTCGGCCAGTCGCGGGATGTCTGTCCCGCGTCGGGTCAGGAGGTCAGCGATCCCCTCCTTAGTGCGCTCGAGCGAGAGATCACCCAGATATTGCTGGCCCCGCCGCAGCGCAGCCACACCAAACCCCGTCAGATTGGCCATCGGCGGCCCTGACTGGTTCGGGGCTTCCGTGTCCTTCATGAGCTGCTGACGGACGGCGGTGCGGCTATTGGAGGAGACCTTGTTCGTCACCTCCTGGAAATGGGTTTCGGCTGCGATCCGCTTGTCGACGGCATCAGCGGCGTCCTGACCAAACACCCGCGCTATCTTCTCCCGGTTCTGGTTGGTGTCGAGCAGTCGGCGAGCAGCGGCGCCGTCATTGCGCGCGGTGTCGATGATGCGATCGATCTCGCGGCGCATGCCGAGCTGCACGCCGGCCCGCTCCGGAATGCTCATGCCAGCGATGTGTTCGCCAAGCTCTTCCGGTAATAGTTTGGTGTTCAGCGCCGAACGGCCCAAATCGATCGCATCGTTGACTTGGAATTTGGTCGCCGATGCCCGCCGTGCCATCGCATAAGCGCCGTCCGTGACGTTATCGAGATGGTTGACCAGCGCGGTTTTGGCATCCATCAATCCACCCAAATCAGCCTTACCTGCTGAATCAAGATCCTGGATACCGCCGGTCTTCATCATGCCATTGATGCGGGAATCCAGTGCCTTCTTGACGTAGTCCCAATAGCGTAGCGAAGTTTTGGCCGGATTCGTCACATCTTCGGCGATATGATAGCCGGGGCCAGCAAGTTCGGTCTTTACTTCCTTGGTGCCGGCAATGTTCTCTCCGTGGTTCTTGGCGAGTTGCTCGGCATCCTTCATCGCCTGAGCGACCACGGGCCGTGAGGTAATCGAGGTGGGCACATTGACCACTGGATGCGCGGTCATCACGTTGTCGTAGAGTGGCTTGGCGATCTTATCGACGGCCTCGTTGATGCCGTCCCGGGTCGCCACGAGATCGGGCGACGGACCCATGACTTGGTCAAGCGTGTCTTTGGTGCGTGCGGCCGTACCGCTGCCGAATGTCCCGGTACGGCCCTCGACCGCGTCCAGTACCGTGTTTTGACCCTTGCCGGGCTGGGCTGCGATTGCTTCGGCCCGGCCGCCCAGCTGGCGGCCCATGTCCATGAACATCGATTCCGGCCCAAGTTCAGCTTGTCGCGCCGCGGCCCCGGCCGGGGTCAACTGGTCGGCCTCGACGTTCTTCGCCACCTTGGCGACCGCAGCCGGTGTCACATCTCCACCGAGTTCGCTTGCTGCCGTTCTGGCCGCTCCGCGGTTGGCTAGTACTTCGCCAATTTTGCCGCCTGCCATTCCGGTAACGCCGCCGCCGATCGCACCCAGGAGCCGCGCATAGGGCTCCAGCCACGTTCCCTCGACGCGCGAGCCAAGCGCTTCGGAGCCTAGCCCTGGTAGTACTGCGCCCTTGACGAGATTTGGCACCACGGCGCCGCCACCGGTGACAAGTGCGGCGGGTGCGAATTCCGTGACCGATTGGCCGAGTTTCCCGGCTTCGGTCTGGGCTTCTGGCAAAGGACCGTGTTGCCCCTCGGTTGGAATGACAGGTGCCGTAAGTTCGGGCCCCTTATCAAGTCCGGTTTTTTCGGCGATGTAGTCTGTGGCCGCCTTGCTGCCTCTGGCAAGCAGATCAGAAGCCTTGCTGATGCCCTCAGTGCCGAGGATCGGTGCTGCGATGTCTGGGCCTTTGTCGATCCCGGTCTTTTCGGCAATATAATCGGTCGCAGCCTTGCTTCCTTTCGCGAGCAAGTTGCCCACCATCCCAGGCGCTCCTAGGAACGCTGCCGCCCCCTTAATCGGGCCAGTGATACCGACCGCTGCCGCTTCATGGGCGAGGGATGGCCCTGGCGTCACCACTGGATCGGCATGCCACCAATCCTCAGCAGCCGGCGCGTCGATATGGCCCTGCAACGGCCCGAGATTCGGGCCATGGTAGGGTTGCGACGCGACTGGATCGTTCTGCCAGAAATCGTCAGCCATTATTGCTTGTGCCGAATAGAGCCGTCAGGAGCCATATAGGGAGTGCCTTTTGCGAGATTATCGTATTCCGCTTTGCTCGAAATGCGGGGCGCGGTCGGGCCAGTGGCATTTCCGCCAGGGAATCCCGGCTGGGATCCTGTCTCGTTCCCCGTCATCCCCTTTAACGGCCCGATCTCGCCCCGCACCTTGTCGACATAACCTTTGAGCGGATTTTGCCGCAGCCAAGCCTGTTCAAACGATTGCGGATCCCGCCAGCCGTGCTGCTGCGCCTCGACGAAGTCCCGCGGCAGGTCGCGCGCTTGGCGCAACTGGCCGATGTCCTCGGACAGCATCTGCAGGTTCGCGGCCGGCTGCAGGTTCGGATGCTCCTTGTTTTCGGACAGGGCCCGGAACTCCATCTGCGTGAACCGCGGTGTCGTCGCCTTTAGCTGCTGCAGGGTTTCCACGTAGTTTTCGTGAATCGCTGTCTCGACCTTGGCCGGGTCCGCTAGGATCGTTTCCGGCAGGTTGACCCCGATCGATTTCAGGAGCGAGGCGACCTGCGCCTTCTGTTCGGCGCCGTAGCCGGTCTGCATGGTCTTGAAGGTCTGCGCTATGGTGTTAAGACGCTGCTCGGCCTGGTAGCCGGGCTGAAGGCCAGAATGCCACCCCTCCTGTGTCTTTTGCCACGCTTCGACGCGCGGTTTGGCTTCGGCCGGCGATTTCGGCAATGGAGCCTGATCGGTCAGCGGCGGGACGAGCGTGCCG